GCCAACCTGTTCGGGGCCAACCTGTCCAGGGCCAACCTGTTCGGGGCCAACCTGTCCAGGGCCAACCTGTTCGGGGCCAACCTGTTCGGGGCCAACTACATTGAAAAGGCAAAAAATTTATTTTATCCCATTGCCTGCCCGGAAATCGGCGCTTTTGTCGGCTGGAAAAAGGCAAGGGTCAAAACCAGCGGTCATGAGTGCATTGTAAAGCTGGAAATTACCGAAGATGCCGTGCGCAGTTCCGCAGCAGGCCGGAAGTGCCGCTGCTCAAAGGCAACCGTTTTGGAGATTCAGGATTTAGAGGGGAATGTATTGGAGCAGGCCGCTGTCAGTGATAGAGACTGCAATTTTTCCTATATCCCCGGAACGGTAGTTTCTGTGCTGGATTTTGACGAAAACCGCTGGAACGAGTGTAGCACGGGCATCCATTTCTATATCACCCGTGAGGAAGCGGTGAGGCATATCTTATGAAAAAGCTGACCCGCGAAGAGCGGCGGCGCCGGAGCCAGAGGCGGTTGCAGCTGATTACATATCTCCTGTTTCTGATCTTGCTGCTGGCGTGGCTGGGAAGCTACCTGATTATGACAGTGGAGGCAGAGCCGCCCACCCTGCACAAGATGGCGCCCGCCGCAGAGGACGGCAGTCTCCCCGGCGACGATACCCCGGCCACCACTCGCTGTTATCTGACAGGGGAAGAGATGGAGGCCGCCGAAAATGAGCTGATCGAAGCCGCTTTGTTGGCCCGGTCTCACAAGCTGGAAGGTGCCACCATCACCTTTTATTGTTGCGAGGAACGGCCTCACATCTGCGGGACTGGGACAGGCATCACCGCCAGCGGACGGCGCGTGACTCCGTATGTGAGCTGCGCCGTGGATACGGACATTATACCGCTGGGCAGTACCATCATGATCGAGCACAACGGCGGGATGGTGTATCTGAGAGCCGATGATACCGGTCCGGCAGTCAAGGGGGACCATATTGACATTGCCGTCAAGGGACACTCAGAAGCTTTATCCTTGGGCGTCCAGACGGCGGACATTTGGTGGTGCGAAGAATGAGGGGAGATCGATATGTACCGCTGTGAAACCTGCGGAGCATCTTTTGACCAACCGTTTATAAAAATCAGCGCAGAAATTATTGATTGGGATGGAAACCGGGAAAAGCACAAGAAAGTTGTTTGCCCAATCTGTTTTCTGCCGTATTTCAAGGAGGAAACCGATGAACGAACTGATTAAGGTCGTGCAGCTCCCAGTTATAGAGGAGCAGCTGCGATCTATGAAAGAGGCCGTGGACAAGCGCGTAGAGGAGGCGCTGTCCCTGGTATGCACAGAAGAAACTATCCAAACTGTAAAAAGCGCCCGGGCGGAACTGAATAAGGAGTTTCAGGCGTTGGAGGAACAGCGCAAAGAAGTCAAAAAGGCCGTGCTTGGCCCCTATGAACGGTTTGAGGCTGTCTACAAAGAGTGCGTCAGCGACGCCTTTAAGACAGCGGACGCGGCATTAAAAGGCAAGGTGGAGGCCACCGAGCGCGAAATCAAGCAGCGCTGCGAGGACGGCCTGCGGGAGTATTTCGCAGAGCTGTGCGCCGCCGAAAGAGTGGATTTTGCCCGGTATGAGCAGGCTGGTATTGTTGTGGATATGGCGTCCGCCAAGCAGAAAACGCCCAAAAAGCTGCGGGAAAAGTTAGCGGATTTCGTGGCCGGAATCGCACGAAACATGGAACTGATTTCCGGTATGGACGATGCTGAGGAGATCATGGTGGAGTTCAAGCGGTCGCTGGATGCTCCGGCAGCCATCTCCACTGTGCAGGAGCGGCACCGGCGCATTGAGGCGGAGAAGGAGGCCCAGGCGCTCCGAGAGGAGCAGAGAGCGCGGGAGGCTGAGGCAGTGGCGAAAGTGGAGGCCGCTGCGCCTCCGGTCACAGAGCCTCCTGTGGAGTCTGAGAAGGTCTACCGTTGTTCCTTCTCCGTCGTTGCCACCAAAACGCAGCTGAAAAAGCTGAAAGATTTTATGATTCAGGAGGGCATCCGCTATGAGTAACGAGACCAAGAATACTGCAGCTATCGCAGAGTTTGAGGGGAAGAACAACGTGGCCCGCCCTGTTGGGGCGGAAATGGCGGCCAGTCGGGAGGCGCAGGAGGTCCAAGTGGCTATGATTGCCGCCAAGAAGTTCCCCCGTGACGAAGTCGCCGCCTACAACCGAATCCTGCAAGATTGCCAGCGCACCAGTCTTGCGGAGAAGGCCATGTACGAATATCCGCGCGGAGGACAGGTCATCACCGGACCATCTATCCATCTGGCCCGTACCCTGGCAAGAGGCTGGGGAAATGTAGATGCCGGTTTCAAGGTACTGGAGCAGACAGCAAAGAAATCCACCGTTATGGCATACTGCTGGGATTTGGAGACCAACTACCGGGAAACAAAGGTATTCGACGTTCCGCATATTCGAGAGACAAAGAGGGGGGCCTATCCCCTCACGGACCCCCGAGATATCTATGAGATGGTAGCCAATCAAGCTGCCCGCCGCGAACGCGCCTGCATCCTCTCGGTCATTCCCGGCGATGTGGTTGATGCAGCAGTCGGCCAGTGCAATGTGACTCTCACTGGAAATGCGAAGATGCCGCTGGTGGACATGGTGAGAGCGCTTGTGAAGAACTTTCAGGAGCAGTACGGCGTGACAGCGGAGATGCTGGAAGCTTACATCGGCTGCAAGAAAGAAGCGTTCTCGCAGCAAAGTGTTATTCGCCTCAAGAATGTCTACAACGCTATCCGGGATGGTTCGGCCAGTGTCGAACAGTATTTCGATATGTCCATTGCCTCCTCTGTTAAGCCGGAGAAATCAGGTTCCGAGAGCAATGCTGATAGCGCGACTGGAGACGGCGGCAATGAACAGGTAAACCTCGATGACCTATAACATCATCTCCACCGGCTCTAAGGGGAACGCCGTGGTGATTAACGGCCGAATTCTGATTGACTGCGGCGTACCCTTCAAGGCCCTGGAACCGGTCAAGAAAGACCTGCGGCTGGTTTTACTGACCCACATCCACAGCGACCATTTTAACCCCCGGACGGCGCGGGCACTTTCAAAAGAGCGCCCCGCCCTCCGATGGGGGTGCTGCGAGTGGATGGTCGGGCCGCTGCTGGAGGCCGGGGTGGACAAGCGCCGAGTTGATGTGATATCCCCATACAACTCAGATGATGCAGCTTTATACAAAGGTTTGGCTGTTGTACGGCCGGAGTTCATTCCTCACAACGTTCCGAACTGCGCATGGCACATCTTCGATGGGAAAGAACACCTTTTCTACGCCACGGACACCGGCACGCTGGAGGGCATTGAGGCCAAGAGTTACGACCTCTACATGATAGAGGCGAACCACACAAGAGCCGATCTGGAGGCCCGTATGGAGGCCAAGCGAGCCGCCGGAGAGTTCTCCTATGAGTGGGCCGCCGCACAGAACCATTTGAGCAAGGAGCAAGCTGAGGAATGGCTATACCAGCAGATGGGGCCGAATAGTCAATATATTTTCCTGCATCAGCACCAGGGAAAAGGCGGGTGAACTGCTTGGAACGTGACCAATTTACCTTTTACCGCAGCTTCTGGGAGGCGTTAAAAGTGCTTCCGAAGAAGGACCAGCTTCCCTTTGTGACGGCGATTTGTACTTATGTGTTCGAGGGAGAAAGCAAGCCATTAACAGGACAGGCATCCGCTTCCTTTTTGCTTGTAAAACCGATACTTGACAAAGCAAGCAAAAAGGCAGCAAACGGGAAGCGAGGCGGAAGCAAACCGAAAGCAAACCGGAAGCAAACGGAAAGCAATATAGAGGGAGAGATAGAGGTAGAGGGTGAGGTAGAGAGAGAGGAAGAGAATCAGAACGATAGTTATATACCCCCTACCCCCTCTGCAACGGAAGGGGCTGCCAAAAACTATTGGGGGTTTGACCAGTTTTGGGATGTTTATCCCAAAAAGTCAGCCAAGAAAGACGCTTTTGACGCTTGGAAGCGGGTAGACCCGGATGAAGGGAAGGTAAAGCGGATTCTGGAGGCTGTGAAACAGCAAAAGCTGTGGCCGCAGTATTCCGGGGAGAACGCAAGGTATTTTCCAAGCCCGTCAAAGTGGCTGGATGGCGGTTGCTGGGATGACGAACCATTGGCCGGGGAGGAGGACCCGTATGCCAAGTTTACCTGATGTCTCCGCCTGGCTGCTCTACGATGAGACCGCCATGGACACGCGGAAAGCGTTGTGGTTTGTGGCGGACGCCCAGGATGTGACAGCCCTGGACAACCAGAACGCCGTTTGCCTTGCCTACGGAGCGGGCTTTGAGAACTTCCGGGATGCGGAGCCGTTTCTGAGTGCCTTCCCATCTGTGTTTCTGGCTCTGTCCGACCGTGATACGGCGGAAGCCGTGGCGGACGCCCTCAAAGAATACACGCCATCTGTGGCCGTGCTGCTGCCGAAGGAAGGGGCCTTCGGGAAATGTTCCCGTATCCGGGACGTGCTGGCTTCCGGCGGGAGAAAGGCCGTGGATCATCTGTTGCTGGGCGCCGTGGAACAGCCCATGGACGGCCTGCTGGACCTGGCGGACGTGGAGCGGAGGGACCCCGGCGCATCCGTCGCCGTCATGTCCGGTCTAAAAGCACTGGACCAGTCCATCGGAGGCTTTGCCCCATCGGAGCTGTCCGTGTGGACTGGAAAGCGCGGCAGCGGCAAGTCCACGCTGCTGTCCCAGCTGCTTCTAAACGCCATCGACCAGGGCTTCCCGGTCTGCGCCTACTCCGGGGAGCTGTCGGCCTGGCGCTTCAAGCAGTGGGCTATGCTGCAGGCCGCCGGGGCCGGGCATATCGAGCCGAAGCGGGACCCGGTGTCCGGGAAGCTGTATTACTACACGCCGAAGGAGATCGCGGACCGGATCGACGGTTGGTGGAAGGGAAAGTTTTTCCTGTACGACAACCGGGTGGCTGGTGCTGGGGACGAGGACAGTATCATTTCCGTGTTCGAGTATGCTGTTCGCCGGTTCGGCTGCTGTGTATTCCTTGTGGACAATCTGATGACCGCCCGATTCAGCGACCAGAGCGACAAGGACTTCTATCGGGCGCAGAGCCGGTTCACGGGGCGGCTGGTGGAGTTCGCCAAGAAAAACGAGGTGCACGTGCATCTGGTAGCACACCCCCGGAAGGGCGACAACGACAAAAAGAAGCTGCTGACCGCGGACGACATCGGCGGGTCGGCGGACATCACAAACCGGGCGGACAACGCCTTTTCGCTGGAACGGATGGAAGAAAAGGATATCGCGGCCTATGGGTATGACGCCGGGCTGAGCATCCTAAAGAACCGGTCCTACGGCTCCACAGCCAACATACAGCTGGTCTATGACGCCCGGTGCCGCCGGTACACAAAGAAGGGAGAAAGCGATGGAGTCTACGGCTGGGAACGCTGACTGGACCGCCTATGAGCGGGAGAAGAAAAAGCTCCAGGGATTGCCGCCGGACGAATACGAGGCAGCCCTGAAAGAGCTGGCAAGGAGGATGGGGATTTGATTTTTGAAATTCCGTATCCGCCCACCAAAAGGGGAAAAGCGGCCTGGAACAAGCGGTTTGGCCTGAATGCGTATTATGCCGGGAAACATTGGTCGCAGCGGAAGCGGGACGCAGAAGAACTCCACTCTCTGGCGCTGTGGTCCATGAAAAAGGCACATATCCGAAAACAGTTCGTCAAAGGCCCTGTCGAAGTCATTTTTCGCTGGAACGATGGCCTGGACGTGGACAATCACGCCGCCATGGGCAAGGCATTTTTAGACGCCATGAAAGGCTACATACTGCCGGACGACAACCGGGAATGGGTGCGGAAAGTTTCTCACGAATTTTGGGAAAACGATAGCATACAGGTGGAGGTAAGGCCCTATGGGCGAACTTGAACAATATCTGGTCCCCATCCGGCGGTATTCAGCCAACCCCTGCATGGATTGCTGCTGTCCGATCAGCCAGTGTCCCTGGCTGCGTGAGGAAAAGCCAGTACCGGGCTGGACGGCCAAGAAACGGACGTTTGTTGTCGGCAGATGCCAGGGCGGTGTAAAGCATTGGGTGACTACATACGCCATCGAGAGCTGCCCAAATTTTAAATAAAACCATAGGAGGCAACGTTTTAAAGGCCGGCCACCTCCAGACGTGGAGGAACGCCTATGGAATATATTTTATCCCTATCTTACGGAAAAGATAGTCTCGCATGTTTAGGGGCCATCGAACAGCTGAGCTGGCCCCTTGACCGCATCGTCCACGCAGAAGTATGGGCCACCGACACCATCCCAGCCGATCTTCCGCCGATGGTGGAATTTAAGGAAAAGGCGGACAAGATTATCCGGGAGCGGTGGGGGATTGAGGTGGAGCATGTCCGAGGGCGGCTTACATACGAGCAAGCATTTTACCGGGTATTGGGAGGGAACAAGCGGCCGGGAGAAATCTACGGATGGCCGTTCCCTAGTGGGCCTTACTGTAACAGCGACGTGAAAATGCCGGGGCTAGATAAGGTCGAGACAAAGGGCAATATCATATACTTGGGCATCGCCGTCGACGAGCCGAACCGCTTTCACAGCCTATCTGACAAAAAGAGAAGTCCTCTTGTAGAGGCGGGCTGGACGGAAGCTGATTGCCGCTGCTGGTGCGAGGGCCAAGACCTACTGTCTCCAATCTACACAACAGCCACGAGGGGAGGCTGCTGGTTCTGCCATAATCAGAGCGTGGGGCAGCTTCGGCTACTCCGCAGGAACTACCCGGAGCTGTGGGCGCTCATGCTGAAATGGGACAGTGACAGCCCGGTGACGTTCAAGGCGGACGGCCATACCGTACACGACTTTGACCGGCGCTTCCAGATGGAGGACGATGGGCTGATCTACCAAGACGATAAAATTTTCCGATGGTCAATGCTAAATGAGGAGCTGAACTATAGATGGTTTTGAGCGACGAAAAACGCGCCCTGCTGGGCGATCAAGAGGCGGCCAAGCGGCTGACGGATGCGGGGGTGCTGCTGCCGTGCCCTATGTGCAGAGGACAGGCAAGGGTGCGGAACGAACGTTACTATCAGCCAAATGTCCGCAGAAATGTGATCTGCATGAAATGTTTTACGAACAGCGGATGGTATAAGACGGAACACGAAGCCCGCCTCGCCTGGAACACCCGGGCGGCGATTCTGAGCGCGGAGGAGATGGAGATGCTCAATGGAAAAGAAAATTCTTGATGTGACCTGTGGGGCAAGGTCTATCTGGTTCAATAAGCACCACCCGGCGGCGGTCTACTGTGATAAGCGTCGGGAGCAGTACCATCATCTTTGGAAGAACGCCGGTAACTGTATGCTGGACATCAATCCTGATGTGGTATGTGATTTTACAAACCTGCCGTTCACAGATAACTCATTCCATCTGGTGGTATTTGACCCGCCCCATCTGACTGGGGCGAAAGAGACGGCTTGGCTCGTCAAGAAATATGGAAAACTGGACGAGAGCTGGCCGAAGATGCTCCATGACGGTTTCAGGGAGTGTATGCGAGTGCTTAAACCGGATGGGGTGCTTATCTTTAAGTGGTCTGAGTATGACATTCCAGCAGCGGATGTTTGGAAAGCCATTGGGCAAAAGCCTCTATTTGGGCATCACAGCGGGAAGCAAAGCCGTACTTTCTGGGCGTGCTTTATGAAGTTGGAGGAGATGGAGATGCTGGAGGGGATGGAATGAAGAACCCGGGAGAATATGTTGACATTGGGGACCCAGCCTTGCAATTCAGAACAGACGAGGATGGAAACACCGTGGCCTCTGCAACGATACAGGCGGTTGTCCTCTGGAAAGAAGATATCGAAAACTACATCATGGACGAGATCATCAAGATGTGCAAGGAGCACGGAATTACGGACCTGTATGTGCTGAACCGGGATTTCATCCTGTCAGCCGTCAAAGAGAAGATGGAGAGGGAGGCCCAACTATGAAGCTGGAAGAAGCAATCGCAAAAGCTAAAATTTTGAATGATAGCCTTAAAGAACTGACCGATGAATACGAGGGTCAAGGTTCGTTTATAGCGGCTGGTATGGCTGTGTCGTTCAAGCTTGTATTGGACACTATCCTCACCGCCCTCCGCCCCGTCAGCCGGGAGCAGGTGGAGAAGATGCGGGGGGAGTGGAATTATAGCCACACAACCGAAATAGACCACTTTACTGTTGTTAAATGCTCAAAGTGTGGGCACGAAGCGTTTGCAATGGCCATTCATGTGAAAGATGGAAATTTTTGCCCTCACTGCGGCGCTCCCATGACGGACGAGGCCGTGGAGATGGTGATGGAGAGATTGGGGGCGCTGAACGATGCCGTGGATTGATGCGGATGCCTTAAAAGAAAAATACGCAGACAAGCTTAGTGTACAGCGTGTATTTGGCTATGATGCGGGATTTGTTGCTGGGATTCGGGCCGCTTTGGAGATGCCCACCCTCACTCAGCCGAACGAGCCGCTGACGCTGGAGGAACTGCGGGAGATGAGCGGGGAGCCGGTGTGGATTGTGGAGCAACCTGACTGGGGGCACTGGGAGCTATCAGCAGATGCGGAGGATTATCTGGCAGACCGTGACCAAGATTTTTACGGGTTGAAACACGATGACCCTGCGGGACGCTACGGGCTGCATGTGCTGGGGTGGCTCGCCTACCGCCGCCCACCGGAGGGGGAAGCATGAAAGGGCACTATGAAATCAGGGCAGACGGCCAGAGAGCAGATGTGCCGCCATGCAGAACCTGCAGGCACAAAAACAAAATGACCGTTGAGGCCCCGTGTTATAACTGCATTGACCCTGTGGCATTGGCACTGCATAAGCCAAATGCAGGGACGGATTTTGTTTACTACGAGCCGGAGGGGGAGGAAGACACCTGATGGACATTGAGAAGCTGATTGAGCGGCTGAAACATAACTACCACGGGTACAGTACGGTGGAGAACAACCCGGAGGAGACGTTTCATGATATGGTGGAGTGCTTGACCGCCCTCTCCACGCTCCAAGCCGAAAACGCCAGCCTGCGGAAAGAGCGGGATGCGGCTGTGGAAGATGTCTTGGATGCCGCCATTACGCCTTGTTCGTACTGTAAACATGGCCCGATTAACGGCGGGATTTGCGATATGGACAACGATAACCACGAAATGTTTTCGTGTTGGGAGTGGCGCGGCCCGGAGGAGGGCAACAATGGACATTGAGAAGCTGGATATAAACGCAGTATGCTTTGGTATCCTTTGCAATTTTACCCCTGTATGCGGAGAAGAACGAGCAAAAGAGGCGGTTGAACTCGTCCGTACGCTCCAGGCCGAAAACGAGAAGCTGCGGGCCGAGCTAAAAAGCAAGGCGGATTTAGTATTTCAACAGGCGAAAGAACTTGATAGGAGGCACTTGCTATTACAAGAGCAAGAGGCCGAGCTGGAGCAGGTGAAGCGGGAGCGGGATGCGGCGATTGAGGCTGCAAATGGTCTGGATAAAATGATTGGCAGAGCATGGGGGGAAGACTGACATGAAGCGGCTGACATACTTTGACGGCGGGAAATGGCGGCTCAAAATTGGCAACACCGAATACAGCGGAGAAGCCGTTGACCGCCTCGCAGCCTACGAGGGCACGGGGCTGGAGCCGGAGGAAATCCTCTCTGCCGTGGATATGGCAAAAATCGCCTGTGCGCTGCATGAGCTTAATGCCTACAAGGAGCTCGGCTCCATTGACTGTCTCCGCAAGCTGGCCCAGGCGGATCGTGAGGGGCGGTGCGTGGTGCTGCCTGCAAAGCCAGATCAAACTATCTATCAGTGGCGCATAGGTGATGACTGCCCGAGCGTGAGCCGTCTTGATGGCGTACAAATTAACGCAGATGGAGAGATTACATATCCGATTTGGAACGGTTATTTGATAGCTGAAGATTTCGGCAGAACCGTGTTCCTCACCCGCGAGGAAGCCGCACTACGGAGGGAGCAGGATGGATAATAAAACTATACCGCGGATGTATCCCGCTGAATTTGTCGACCGGGAATTAGGGATTAGAACTGACTGCTATAACCACAGCTGCCCATTCAGGGTGAATGATACCAGCAACGCCAACCGTTGCGAGTGTACGGCCTGCCCGAATCGGTGTACGGGCGATTTCTCCATTGCGTGGAACCGGACGCTGACAGATGAAGAGTTGGAAATCATTCAACGGATTGTGGACGATCACGAACGGAGGTGGAGCGAATGAAGGAGTACATCGAGAGGGTAACTGCGCTGAACGCGCTGATAAGGGCATTGGGGTATTGCCAGTGTGCCAATGATGTGATAACTCGTATCCCCGCCGCCGACGTTGCGGAGGTGAGGCACGGAAGATGGGAAAGGGTTTCAACCGCAAGCGGAATCATTTCAAGAGTTAGGTGCTCTGTTTGTGCTGGAACACAGCCGCTAACATTTGAGAATATGCCATACTGTCCAACGTGCGGCGCTCGCATGGACGAGGAGGACGGGCATGAGATTAGCTGATGTTGACATGATTTATGACGAAGTTGAGAAACAATATAAAGGGGCAACTGGCATTGAACGTAACTGTAACCGTAATTTTCTTAATTTGATTTGTCATGCCCCCACCATCGACGCCGTGCCTGTGGTCAGGTGCCGGGAGTGTAAATATTGGAGAAGATACACTAGGCAGTGGGAAAATCACTGTGCTGGTGAATGTGAGCGACACAGAATGGAAGGCGGAACTTACGAAAATGATTTCTGCTCCTACGGCCAGCGAAAGGAGGCCGACCATGAAGTTTCGGAGTAAGACGGGCGAAGTCGCACTTACCATTGAACAGGCATTAGAGCAGTTTTGCGATAGCAAAAAAGATTGCGACTATTGCGAGCTTCGGGAACCCGTGCAGCAATACGCAGGGACAAAGAAGCCGTGTCATGAATACGTAAGAGCCAACCCTTACGAAGCCGCCCGCCTGATGGGGTTCGAGGTGGTTGAGGATGATGAACCACGCACTTGTTTTAACTGCATTGGGTGTGAAATTGAGAAGGACTTTGACCCGCAGGAAGGGTGCAAAAATTGGGTGAAAAGGAAGGAGGCCAACATGGACAAGCCTAGAATTTGCGAGATGCTGGGGGTTGAGGTGGGAGAGCGGTTTAATGTTTACGGGAACTGCTTAGATTGGCATGTGGATGAAAAGGGTCATGTTGTATCTGATGATGATAAACGATGTGTTGATGATGTCATTTATTTAGCCATCAACCACCCCGACTGCATCATCCGCAGGCCCCGCTTCACCCAGCAGGAGGTGGAGAGGGCGAAGGCTATCAAAGTTTTGCTCCCGGAGATCAATGCAATAAAATGCGATGGTGCCCTGACGCAGTTCCTGGAAATTGTAGACGGCACATATTTTCAGAGAGAAGTAATCACCAGATATCTGTTCCCGTCTGTTGAAAAGGGTCATGTATATACCCTTGACGAGATCATCGGAGGTGCCCAATGAGAGAAATCCTTTTCAAAGCCAAGCGGCTGAGTGATGGTGCATGGGTGGAAGGGTATCTAGTCAAATACCCTTCCGCAATTCAAGTGGGAGATTGTTCGCCATGGTATATCCAAGTCCCGCCAGTTGACCCGGATGACACTGGGGGGCGATACAATGTAGACCCCTCCACGGTTTGTCAGTATACTGGGCTGACCGACAAGAACGGGAAGAAGATTTTTGAGGGGGACAGGCTGTTTGACCCACACGAAAAAAGAACTTTTGTGGTGGAGTACGATCCACTTGAAGCCGGATTCACCTTGGAAAGCAATGATGGACGGTATGTAGATTTTAACCGTGTGCCGTATAGTAAGATCATTGGCAACATCCACGACGGGGAGGGCAGCAATGATTAAACTGCTCCTTTTCCTGGGCATCATCCTGTCCATTGTCAAAGCAAATGGATGGTTTATAGTACCGATGCCTGTTTTGGTTTTCTGCTGGGTGATGAGTTTTGTTTGTTGGCTCATTTATTCGTATGCTCTTGGCGTGGGCGAAGGGGCTGCAAAAGAGATGAAGAAGAAAATTCGAGACGGGGAGGGCAACAATGTACAATGAAAATGATAAGCACTGCCGTGAGTGTATTTGTATGAGCTGTTCAGCATTCCGAAAAGATGACTGTCTGGAAGGGAAAGACATGTGCGAGAAATGCGACAACAAGAGCCACACAGGGAGCTGCCCGTGGTTTAATGACGGGGAGGGAGGACGGCATGAGGAGGTCGTTGGAGGTGCGGATGAAGTGCAATAAAGACTGCATAGCCAATGTATGCGGAGAATGTGTCGTCGAGAAATGCGAAGGACAGATTCAAAGGCTGGGTATACGGAATAACAATGCGGAAACAGCGGCTTGGACTTATAAGATTGCCGTAGATTCATTCAAAGACTATTTTGGAAAGAAGGATGCCGACCAATGAACGCCATCGAGAACCAAGTCCGGAAACTGGTAGCCGTAGAGCTTTCCGCCGCTAATGAACGGTTTCCGCAGTTTCACAGCGTCCATGAGGGATATGCGGTAATCCTGGAAGAAGCGGAAGAGCTAAAAGAGGAAGTTGAAAAAACGGACTCTTACTTGGCATTTGCATGGGGAGAAATCCGTATAGACGGTGACTGCGAAGATTTTATTTCCGGTGTAGAGAGATACGCCGTCAACGCAGCCTGCGAGGCTATCCAGGTGGCGGCTATGTGCCGGAAGTTTATGGAGATGGAAAATCGTGCGTAGGTATCCTTTCCCCGGAGATATGTATTCTGACGATCAGTGGGAATGGGTAGCGGCTAAACGCGCAGAGGGGTATTCCATGCGGCAGCTATCAACTTTCTTGGGGCTTAACACAGATGCGATTTTAACGGCGTTGCGGGTCCGAGGATTAGCACCACAGGAAAGACCGACGGAGCCGCTTAACAGAGACGAGTTTAACGCATTGGCGGAGGTGGATGATGCCAGATAATATTACAGCAGCTAGAATCTGCCCTAATTGTGGCAAAGAGGGAGTCGTATATGGCAGTCGAACAGTTATGGGAGGTAGAATAGAACGTCACAGGAAATGTAAATTTTGTGGAGAACGATGGGCCACAATTGAGAAGTATTACCGGCCAATCAAAAAATCATGGACTAGAGGTTGACAAATAGAATATCATAATATATGATTTAATGGGGATTTATAAGAAAATTTAAAAACGACAAACAGTTATATGAAGGTTGTGTTTTGGAGTAATAAGTGATGGATCTGACAAAATATGAGATGGAAACTATCTACAACTACAATCAGGAAGGGCTTCTTGCCTCCTGTTACACGATGGACCGTGCCTTGATCCGCCGCTTAGATATACTTGCCGAAAAACACAAAGAAATTACTTTACTTAGAAGTGGTGAAGGAATGAGGGAATATACTTTCCCCAAAAAGTGGATTAAAGTCCGCGCGCCAAAGGAACTATCGGACGAACAGCGGGAAAACATGGCAAAGAGAGCGCGAGAGAGGTTTGGAGTTGCGAAGGAAGGTGATTAAATGTTAAAAATCATGAAAGAACTCTGGGATAAAAACCAGGATAAGCTCAGAACAGAACTGTCCTCAAGAGATGATCTGAATGAATGTAGCTATGTAGACCTTGTAAAGATTGCCTTTGATAAGATTTATAATGATGATAGCCGATTCGACAATGAGAATCTTTTTATAGACAGAGTTCACGAAATTGATGATGGCGACTATCAAGGGGCTTTGATTTATCTGATTCCATTCAATTTCTACCAACCAGACCCGGAAGACTACCTCATGACTTTTGCGTGGTATGGGTCTTGTTCTGGATGTGATGCCTTGCAATCCGCGCAATCATGGGGAGACGGAAAACTAACGGAGCAACAGGTAAAAGACTTTATGAACATCTGCAAAGACTTGATCTGCAACGCTATCAAACCTTACAACTATGGATGGAGACATGATGATAGATTTGATGTCGTGGAGGAGGGTGACAACTCTGAGCAAGAATGATACGACTATGGAGCAGGGGAAAGAACTTGTTAAGCGCAAGATGAAACCCCGTGGCGGGAACTCTCCTGTGATTGGAGATAACGGGGTACATACTAAGCCTGGAGATAATGCTAAGTATGCTGGGGTGCTTGCGACTATCTTGAAGTGGGGGCCTGTGGATAAATCCGATGTGGGCGCATTGGAGAAAAGGTTTTGGGACTTTGTGAACTATTGCATGGAGAATGATGTTAAAGTCACAAATCAGGTCACATACCTTGCTATGGGAATTTCTAAAGATGACGTTTATCATTGGGAAAATGGGCTTACACGCAGTTCTGCACACGGCGAACTCATTAAAAAAGTTAAAAATTTTTGTGCTGCCTATCGTGAAATGTTAGGGGCTGACGGCAAACTAAATCCTGTCACTTTGGTTTGGTGGCAAAAGAACTATGACGGTCTTGTGGACAAGTCCGAAGTGGTGCTTACTCCCAACAACCCGTTAGGGACTATCACCGACCAAAAGCAGCTTGAAGAGCGGATCGCCGGGTCTGTGGTGGTGGAGGAGTGACGACTATGGAAACGACTATCGACTATGCCAGCGACTATGGTGGAGAGGCCAGCGACTATCAAACGACTATGGAGGGAAAGCAAGAGACGGAAAACGACTATCGATTCTGTCCCTTGAAGCTCCACGCGCTACTATCAACTCCTGAAGCGGTTTTAGGAACATCAGACTACAGAGGCGGGGTGGAGTGCAGAAAAAATATATGCGCCTGGTGGGACGCCGACAAGTCCCGTTGCGCCGTGCTATCTCTGGCCCGCAACAAATAATAATACCCCGGCTTGCTCCTGGTGGAGTGGGCCGGGGTTGCTTTGTGCCTTGCGGGGCGTTCTGTGGGCCGCTGTGCGGCGTTTTAGTGGCCGGTAGTATATAGAGACATTGCCAGACGACAAAACCGCTCTACGGACTTGTAAATGGCCTTTACGGCGGATTTGCTTTTGGGGCTTGTCCGCCCTGCTGGACATGGACGCAAAAATGCCGCTTGCAGGCCGTAGGACGGTACACAAGCGGCGAAAAGCTGGCGGAGAGTATAGGAACATAGCCGACAATGATTGAGGCTTGGAGGGCATAAAAAACCCGCCCCAGGAAGCTCCAGGGCGGGCGGTGGTATTATGCTAATATCTCAATTACAATCGGGTCATGTATGACGATCTCCCCAGCGTCCTCGCCATAGTCCCACGAGTTGCCAGCGATTACGGCCACATGATCGCCGTAATAGTAGCCGTGCCGTTGCGCCTCGTTGATGGAGTCCCAGCGCATAGTAGACACGCCGGGCAGCTCCTCTCCGGTGTCGTCTCCGTTGTCCCAGACGTGGGAGCGGTGGGACATAGAGCCGGGAGAAAACGGGACATCCTGGACGCGGACGCCAACGGCCTCATAGTCATATAACGCGCTGGAGGCTATATCCTCAACGCGCCGGATCATGTCGGGGGCTAGTCTCATGTATAACACCTCTTGTTAATTGTATCGCGCCCCCGCGGGGCAGTCAAGATTTTTTGGCAAGCTCCCATATCACCATAAGCGGGAGCAGCAGAATAAACAGGATAATCAAGCGGGGGTCACCTCCTCGCGGATATAGGTTGCCTGATAGTACCCGCGCAGCTCGCGCCGCACATTGTACCGGGCGCAGATACCGCGCACAGTGTCCAGATTGTCCCGGGCCTCCCGCGTGGGATATGGGCCGGTATAGTCATGCTCTGCAATCAGCACGGGCACGGGGCCGCGATCGGTGTTTATGTAGTTTCGGCGGGTGGTGATCCCGGCGGCGTTGATGCGGGTTTCCAGCCGGTCTAGCGTGGATTTTTTCATGGTTATTTCCTCCGTTCTCTGGCGGTCAGCCCCAATTAAAAACAAGTTGCGGAAACTTTCTTTCAATTTGCACGGCATCTTCTGCGGAATAATCGCCAATAATGCGCCCGTTTTGATAGATATTCCCACGATAAATGCAATCTAAATCAGAAAAGTAAATGTCGATTTTATCAGCATTGTGGGGGCTGTCCCCATACCACATATCAAGAGATTTCCTCATGTTTTCCTCCATTCTCCGGCGGGCGGGTCAAGACCGGTAGATAATCAAAAAGTCGTTGTAGTGGTTGCGATTGAGTTTTACAGGGTAGGACGGCCAGACTTCCGCCCGCTTGCTTGTCATGCCGTAAAATCCGCATACATGGTCAAGCTGTGCCGGGGTCAGGCTGTCAGCCCATGCGGAGCCGATAAATCCAACGGCCAAATATTCCGGAGTCTGGTCTGCAATGGTAAATCGGCCTGCAATATCTGCGATTATTTTCATGGTTAAGCCTCCCTTGCTGTCCAGCTAATGCGATATGGGTCTTGATGGTAATTTGCGCCTCTGGCCCACAGCTTTTCTTTGTCTAAGAGGTGATTTGCTGTGATGTGATAGGGTTTTCCGGTTTCCTTGTCTTTGTAATATAGCCTGTATTCGCTGGTGGCCTTGTTAAATACAATGCTTATAAGTTTCATTATGTGGCCTCCTACTCAATAAAGATTTGCGCTCTGCCTGCTGTATTCGTGCCGTGCGGCCATGTATGCGGCCCGCTGCATGTCGCTAAACTTGCAGGCGGAGAAAAGCTCTTCGATGTCCTCATAATCGAGGACGCCGGAACAGTCACCAAAAGCGGAACACACGTCAAAATCGGCTTGCCAGTTTATGCCGTATTCGTGATTAAACATCTCGCGGAGAAATGCGCTTTTCCAGTATTCCGCATTATCCTTTTGGAGTTCGGCCTTTTCGAGCGTGGAAAGAAGATTTTCTCCGTGTTTCCAAAATCAGCGTCTTTTTTATCGTAGAACGCCATAAATACAGGGCTGAAAATCATGTTTTCGGTTTTCTTTCTCAACTTTTCCCGTTCCTTATCAGGGCCGCAGAAGAACATGGAAATATGATCCCGGCGCAGGCCGTAATAGTTGCGGATATAGTATTCTTTCGCTTGCTTGTCCTGGTAGTTGGTCACTGTTTCCATTTCGTCAGCGGTAAACAGCTTTTTATTTAAGCTGTCAAAGTAAAATTCCCGTAGTTCGTCGCGGCTCTTGCCCTGGTGGTGCAATTCGTAATCGTTCGCATACTTGATATAATGCCCATCAGCAAACACAAGCGCGGAATAACCGAAGCAGCCGCCAAAGTCCACAAAATAGACTTGATGCCCCTTGACTGTGACGGATTCAATTGCCATTGCTGCGGCCTGTGTTTCCGTCAGCGCTTCAATATCGCGGATCGTGTATTCTTCCATTTTTGTTTTCCTCCTTGTCATGGAGGGCCGCCCGTGGTATAATGGGCGTGCCCTGGTTGTTGTGGTTTGCTTCGATCGGGCCCCGCTCCATTAACCGGTTGCTGCCGGGGAGCGGGTTTTTTATTTGTCTAGAGCGTTTATAGCGCGCTCCAGAAACTCGGGCTTGCTTATGCCCTCTTTGGTGGTGTAGTCCTCTATCCGCTGGGATAGATCGGGCTTGATCGCCGCTTGAAACTTCCGGTAGGCTTTTGCATTGTACCGATTTTTAACGGCGCTACTGGTGCGGGTCTTGCGCTTGGGCGTTTCTTCGCTTGACATCTTCGGCCTCCTTCGCTATAATATGGGGCAAGAGGGGCGCTCTCCCTGGTGTCAGCAGGAAGGCGGCCAACTTAACAAGTTTAGAGCTTGAAATTGCCGCTTCTTGCTGGGGTCAAGGGGCGGTTATTTCTTTATCTGGTTGCCCAGGGAAATAGCCGCAATCACGAGCATAAGTAGTGCAATGGTTTCCGTTAGTCTCATGGGCTTCCCTCCTTTCGGAGTTGGCCCCGCCCCTCTTGCTTGTCTATACCATATCATACTTAATCCAGTATGTCAAGAGGTCTTCCAAAGATTTTTTATTTTGCCCTGGTCACTGTTGCGAGCGGTGGCCGGGGCTCTTATTTTAGCACTGCAACCCATTTCCCGGCGCTGTTCTTGGTGTAATACCAATGCACCCCAAAGACTGCCAGGGTGGCAGCTATGGCCTTTATTTCACGGTCTGCCGGGCTTTGGCCGAACGGGTCGGCCTCTGCGATGCTCTCGGCCTTTAAGGCGGTGAGACGGCTCATAATGGATTGTATAGCCTCGGCGGGTTCCTCGGCGGTACTGGGGGCCAGCATCTCGGCCAGGTCTGCGGCAGGGTCATTGGTGGTATCCTCGTCCCGGTCAAGCGCGATCTCGTCGCCGTTGGCGCTGGTGTAGATTTGGCTCCAGTAGCAATCAGCGGTCTTGCTGTAGCCTGCGCTTTCGAGCGCATTCTGGAGAGTCCAGAGCTGGCGGTTGGTCTGATAGGTGATCTTCTTCATGGTTATTCCTCCCGGCCTGTGGCCTGTCGTGGTTGTTCCTGTCCGCCCGGCCTCCCGGGTGGCCCGTATTGTTTTGGTTCTGATGCTAGTATATCCTATATATTTAGAATTGTCAATGATTTTTTCTATATCTATAGTATTATATTTTTTATATATAGGTTATAAAATTGCAACAAATATTATTTTTGTTCAATTTTATTTTGCGGTATCTCTTAATATCATATATAAAGGGCACCGCCAGCCGGATACCCCCGGGGGATAGGCCAGAGCCGCCACCTCCTACCTCAGTCTCTCTACCACCGAAAAATTAAAAAAGTCTCTTGACTATTCTGAATATTCAGGGTATACTAAATATATAGAATAAAATCCTAAATGGAGTGAGTTTGAATGGAATTTAAGAAAGCCATGAATGTTTTAATGGCGCAAGAGGGTATATCGCAAAAGAAGTGGGCAGAGGAAGCTGGATATAAGACAGTGAGTGCGATTTCAACTCCTATGAGCAAGGGAGATATTATGCTTTCTACTCTTTGCAGGCTAGCCAAGTCTGTTGGGTATTCTGTATGTCTTGTAAAAGATGGACCGAATGAAGAGGGGTATCTTCCCATTCCTGTTGATGCAAAGTCAGTTAAAGGGGCCGAAAAGAAGGGTTCCTAAAAATCCGCGCAAAACAAAAAGGGAGATGATGCTCCTTGGAAGTAAGGAAGGATTTAAGAGGGCAACGGTTTGGCCGATTGGTCGCTATCCGACCCGTCAGAAAGCGGGTGAATGATGACCGGCATACAATGTGGTTCTGCAAGTGCGATTGTGGTAGTGTAGCGGTTATTTCTACAAATAATTTAATACAGCAGACGGTTTCTTGCGGATGTGTGTCAAGAGGGCCAAAGATAGACGATACGGTTAGGGCGGTTTGCTCTGGATGTGGGGAAAAGTTTGATATTGAATTGAACGGACAAAAAACTCCACAATTCTGTCCCGATTGCTCAAAAATATATACAGGTAATAGCTGGAAGGTGTGTCCAGTTTGCAGAAAACTATTCAAATCGTTTCCGAGCGCAAAAAAGACGACGTGTTCGGAAGAGTGCAGCAAAAAATGGGGGAATTATATAAGAACCGGGAGAAGGTTCAAGTGGAGTGAAAAATCAAAGAAAGCGGCGCGAGAAAGCGGGCTTTGGGACGATATGGACGAGGCTGCGGCGCGGGCGAGGGCACGGAAAGTTGGAGACCCCAGGTTTGAGCGGACAGAAGAAAACATAACATCAAAAATATGGGTTCTTGTAGATCCATCTGGGAATGAACATATAGTTCGGAATTTGAAGCTATGGGCAAGCGAAAATTATGAAAAGTTTGGGAAGGATGACTCTGAAAGGTCTATCAAACAAATAGCGCAAGGGTTTTATATGATTGCATTATCGTTAAGAGGGAAGAAAGCACCTCCAAGACTAACATACTTTGGTTGGACATTGAAGGATTTGCCAAGAGAACTGGAGGATGATAAAGATGGACTGGATCAAATGCACTGATAGGATGCCGCCGGATATGAAAATAGTTCGCGTCAAAATAAACAACATATTCGGGTTGCCCTATGAAAAAGAGGCTCGATGGAATAGTAGAAATCAATGCTTTGAATGTTTTGCGCTACGAACGTGGGAACCCGTTTATGGAGAAGTGATTTGCTGGATGCTCATGCCAGAACCGGCGGAGGATTGATGATATGCACAAACTGACGAACAAGCAGTACGAGGAATACATGAAGATGATCCGGGATAAGGAAGAAGGGCGACTGCTCACCCCGGATGGCTTACGGATGATATGTTCGGCAAACAAGTATGACCCGGAGAAGATAGGGCTTCACATGCTGGCGGTGTTGGCGAATTGGAATAAGGTGGATGTATAGGAGGTAAAATGAGAGAAGTTGCAGGGGAATATAATACCGCTAAGATTTTTACAGATGTTGTTGACGATGCTTCCATTGCACAGGTTAAGGAATTGTGCGATCAAGAGTTTTGCACTGGAAGTAGAATTAGACTGATGCCTGATATTCATGCTGGAGCTGGATGTACTGTTGGGACTACAATGACAATCAAGGATAAGGTTGTGCCAAACCTTGTCGGGGTTGACATTGGCTGCGGAATGGAAACCGCTAAAATCAAAGAATCCAATCTTGATATGGAACGGCTTGACAATGTTATTCGAGAGAAAATACCGGCAGGGTTTGAAATAAGGTACAATGCACACAGGTATTTTGACCGAGTAGATTTATCGGCTTTGCGCTGTGCGGATAAAGTTGACTTAGAAAGAGCGAAAAAAAGCGTCGGGACATTGGGCGGCGGCAACCACTTCATCGAAGTTGACCGGGATGAACAAGGGCGACTCTACATCGTAGTTCATTCTGGCAGTAGGCACTTGGGATTGGAAGTTGCAAAGTATTATCAAGAGGCTGGATACAAAAAATTATCCGACAAAAACGATGGCCTTGAAAAACTAATAGAAGAATTAAAAGCTGCTGGTAGACAGAGAGAAATCCAACAGGAAATCAAAAGATACAAGTCTGAATATAAATGCGATATTCCTAAGACGCTTGCCTATGTTGACGGGGCTTTATTTGATGACTACATTCACGACATGAAAATAGTCCAAAGGTTTGCTGAAATTAACAGGCAGGCTATGATAGACGGGATCGTGTCTGGAATGGGAGTTCATGTTGAAGATCAGTTTACGACAATTCACAATTACATTGACACTGACAGCATGATACTTCGTAAGGGTGCTGTATCTGCCAAAAGCGGTGAGGTTTTGCTTATACCTATTAACATGAGGGACGGAAGCATTATCGGAATTGGCAAAGGAGATGAAGATTGGAATTGTTCCGCTCCGCATGGTGCTGGACGCTTAATGAGCCGGGCGAAGGCTAAAGAGAGGTTTACCGTTGCAGAATTTGAGAAGCAGATGAGCGGAATTTATACCACATCAGTCAATCAGGAAACGCTTGATGAATGCCCGATGGCTTACAAGAGTATGGAAGTAATCACGGAGAATATAGAGCCAACAGTTAAAATTTTGAAAATCATCAAGCCAGTATATAATTTTAAGGCTGGTGGAGATTAAATATTGCACCCCGCCACAGGGCGGGCGTATATAGTGCCAAGTGCCTCTCCAAATGGAGCGAACAGTGCCAAGTGCCTTTTATCTTACGGGATAGGAGGCACTTTTTTCATGTCGAAAATGTATCTGAATGAGAAGCAGGAAAAGGAACTTAACTATGTTGATAGGATGGGGCTTGCATATTGTAGGCTAAATAGCTGGGAGTGGGATGAGATTATAGGTCCGAAGCCAGATGGATTTGACGAGTTGCCTTGGTATGACAACAGAAAATTCAAAAAGTTTCGTAAAAAAATCAGGACAAAATCAGATTATTTAACTCCTGCCATTGAAGGGATCAAATCAATCATCGGAGAGGCAAACATAAGCAGATGCTGGTGGAAATTTGAACTTGGAAAAACAGAAGAAGAATGGCGTCAGTGGTATGTAACGGAGGCGTTTAGAAATGGAGATTAAAAGCCTTGTGGAGAAAGCATTTCAGCGTAATCTATCCGACCCATCTGCGCTATCCGACGCATTTGATTCAATCAGACTGTTGGAACCAGAAGATTTTACGCTGGCACATGAGCGGAACAAGGAGGTGCGGAGGCTATCTGCGAGATTCGCCACAGAACAAAAAAGCCTCCGTATGTTCGAGTTGAACAAGCGGAGCCTGCTATTTGATGCACCGTATGATTTTGACTGCTTTCTTCGTTATATTGAGTGGAACAGGCCAAATGACAAGCGGTTTTATTTGCCACGGAGGAAAGTTCTTCTCCCCATCGTAAATGCGTTTCAACAAGTGGCGGACGGAGAACTGGATTTGCTAACAGTCAGCCAGCCTAAGAGAACTGGAAAGACCACGCTCGGGTTAATGTTCGTTCTGTTCCGCGCAGGTCAACACCCTGGAGGATCTTCAATCTGTTCCGGTGCCGGGAACGATCTGGTGAAGTCCTTCTATACTGGATGCTTGGACATTCTGCAAAAGCCGGAGGAGTATCTGTACTATGATGTGTTCCCGAAAGCAAGGCTTGCAGCTACCAACGCGGACGAAAAGACCATCCACCTCGAAAAGAAAAAGCGGTTTGCCACCATCACTTGCCGGAGTATCGACGGTGCTCTAACCGGTTCCACAGAGTCTACACCAGAAGGTGTAATGTACCTGGATGATCTTGTGTCTGACGAGCTGGAGGCGAACAACAGAAACCGCCTTGACACTTTGTGGGATAAGGTGCGCGGCGATTTGCTGGGCCGCCGTTTGGAAGGGTGTCCGATTGTGGCACAGGGAACACGGTACAGTCTGTATGACCCGTTGGGACGATTGCAGGAAATAGCTCCTACAATGGGATGGCGCACAAAGGTCGTGGAGATTCCGGCCCTCGACCCGGTTACTGATGAAAGCAATTTTGAGATTGTTTTGAATGGAAAACCGGCGTTCACAACGGAGTATTATAGGCATGAACGAGAGCTTGTAACACCTGTTCAGTGGGCCAGCCAGTTTCAACAGGAGCCGTTTGAGGCAAAGGGGCTTCTGTTTCCAGAGAATGAATTGAACCGCTATTTTGAGTTGCCCGTTGACCATGAGCCGGATGCTATTATTTCTGTCTGTGATACAGCAGAAGGTGGCGGAGACAGCGTTATGATGCCGATTGCATATATCTACGGCGAAGATGCATTTATTGAGGATTGTGTATTTGATAACAGCACTCCGGAGGTGACGAAACCGCAATGCGCTAAAAAGCTGGTAGAACACAAAGTTTCGGTTGCCACCTTTGAGAGCAACAACGCAGGAACTTACTTTGCCCGTGATGTTGAAGAACTGGTCAAAAAAATGGGCGGTCGAGTGAGCATAAGAACACGGCGTACTATCAGCAACAAACAGACACGCATTGAAATGGCCTCTGACGGAATTTTGAAGTACTTCTACTTCAAGGATAAGTCTCTATATAAACCGTCCGATCAATACGGCCAGATGATGCGTGAGCTGGTGACATACACCAGAACTGGAAAGGTGAAGCACGACGACAGCCCTGACGGGTTAAGTCTCCTTGAAAATGAAATTCGCAACTTAACCTGGGGGAAAGCAGAGGTATTTAAGCGGCCATTTTAAAATCTCGAATAATCCATTAGACACATATAGATATATAGGTTGTTATCTTAACAACGATTGATGTATAATATATTTGGGTAAACATAATTATCCAATTTCCCTCCCCTTTCGGGTTTTGTACCAACCGCGGCCCAAAGGCCAACCCACTCCCCCGGCGGGGTATCTAGTAAGCAGATATTAAACGGAAAGGAGAGCCTCTCTTGTACGTTTCCTGCCGGGGGACTCCCTTCACGTTAACCTGCTCCAGAGTTTCGCAATCGAAGCCGACATACGGAGCAGATAACGACTGAGCGGTGGCGGAATAGGTAGACGCTATGGTGACGGGTAGGGTGGCACCTATTATCCTGCTGGCGGAACGGGTATTATCCCTCGGGTTTGCAGGCCGCTGTAATGCGCGACGGGCGTTAGGTAGCAATCCACTCATGTGAGGTGCAAATCCTCACCCGCTCAAACAATATACGGGTGTAGCTCAATGGAGAGCGCCGGTCTCCAAAACCGGAGGTTGGGGGAACAGAGCCTTCCACCCGTGCCAGATGTATGGTTCCACAGCTCCACGAAGAGAAAACGGGCCTTCCCTGTGCGCTGTGCGAAAGCGGCAGGGCGAAGAATATTTAATTGGCTGACCCCGGCTCAATAAACTAAAACGGTTCCGACCGACGACACCGGCGGAGGGGTTGAGATGTACCGTGATTGCTATACGATGAAACTGGCTTACCCCTGCGAGGCTGACGGATGTAGGTGCGGTTCCGACTGTCTTAGGACAAGGCCGGATTGTAACAGGATAGCTGACGAAGATTCGTATAGTAATTGTGATGTGATACCGCATATCGGATTACATAGAAGCAGTGAATATATGCCGCAGCACGATGCAGCCCACGTATCAGGGCCGGAGGGTCGCGCCCTCCATGCGGCAACATCGTCCTTTACGGGCATTAGACAATGCGCTCCAAAGGCCAAGGAGCTGACTGTGGAAAGACACTATACTGGGAAGTCTACAGCGTCTGACAGCCCCGGAGAAGGAAAGTGACGCCCGCCTGTCATGGAGGCGGAAGCGGTGGCAGCTATGACCTGCCCCGGCGCTATCCCGCTGAAAACTACCTGTACCGGATCGGGTAAAGTACCATATGGCATATCCATATGACGCAGGTGTGACAATTTAAGCGGGAAGCGCACATACGCCGCCTCGCAGTTGCGAGAGACGGGAGCGGTGCCAAAGACCGAAAGGAGTCGTCCATTGAATGAAGATTGACGTTTATTGTCCTGTTTGCGCTGCCGCCGGTATCAATCATGGAAAAGGGCGGCTTTTGATGCAGGTGGATAGTAAGGCAGTTGGTATTGTTTACCCATACTGTAAGGCTTGCAAGAAGAACATTAAAATCGAATTGAAAGGCGAAAAGAGCGCCTGAAAATATATAGTTTAGTGCCAAGTGCCTCCGGGCAATGCCTGGACGAAGCGTGCCGAGTGCCGAGAGTGGACCTTTACGGGTCTGTTCTTGGCACTTTTTTTGTTGTTCTGGAGGTGACAAGGTGACTGAAAACGATACTGTTCGGGCTATATCCGAATGGCCGGTTGATGGCCTGACTGGTCGGCGCAAAATCTACACCGCAAAAAAGAAAGTCACCCCGGAAAACGTGGTGGAGGTGCTGGGTAAGGCGCTGGCCGTACATCGCATGAACAGGGCAGAAATGTCCTATTTGTTTGACTATTACAAAGGAAAACAGGACATCCGCTTAAAAGATAAAATCGTCCGCCCGGAGATCAACAACAAGGTGATGATTAACCGGGCGAACGAAATCGTGGTCTTCAAGTCTGCTTACCTCCTGGATGGCCCAATCCGCTATGTGTCCAACGGTGGAGAAGATGATATTTCCGCCAGTGTGAACACGCTCAACGAGTATATGCGATCTGAGAGTAAAGACACACTGGACAAGGAATTAGCGGACTGGATGCACATTTGCGGCATAGCGGTACGCATGGTACTCCCTGACGAAGCTGGTGAGGAGGACGGTTCCCCGGCATCCATCTACACACTCGACCCGCGAGCGGCGTTCTGCATTTACCATAGCGGCGTAGGGCAGAAAAAGGTCGCTGGTGTTCTGGAACAGGTAGACGAGGAGGGCCAGCCATACTTCTGCGTTTACACTCCTAAATGGTATTTCGAGGTGCAGAATGGCCAGATCACAAAGCAGGAAGCCCGCACCATCCCCTATATCCCCATTGTGGAGTATGTAAACAATGACGCCCGCATGGGTGCGTTTGAGCCGGTCATTCCCATTCTGAATGCCATCAATATGATTGAGTCCAATAGATTGGACAGTATTCAAGATTTCGTCAACGCTTTTGACGTGTTCCAAAACTGCGAGTTGGAGAACGGACAGTATAAGGAGCTGGCAAAGGGCGGCATGGCAATCACCATCAAGAGCGTTCAGCCCGGCATGGAGGCCAAAGTATACCGCATTGCGTCTGAACTGAACCAGACCAATACGCAGACCATTGTGGACGATTTGGAGGACGCATATCTGACCATCTGCGGGATGCCAAACCGGAATGGAGGTTCCTCTACCAGTGATACCGGGCAGGCGGTCATTTACCGTGATGGGTGGTCTTCCGCTGAGAGCCGGGCCAAGGACACGGAAAAGACCTGGGAGCGGTCGGAACGGGAGTTCCTGCGGCTGGTGCTGTATATTTGCCGGGAAACTGGCGATTTAGGTTTGCAGCTATCCGACATTAAGCCGGAGTTCACCCGCAAGAACCTGTCCAATATCCAGTCCAAGGCGCAAGTTCTAGCGGAGATGCTGAACAATAGCAAAATTCATCCGAAGTTGGCGTTCCAGTACAGCGGGCTATTCAGCGACCCAGAGGAGGCTTACCGTATAAGTTCCCAATATGCCGAGGAACAGCAACGCAAGATGGAGCGGAGTTTGAGAGATGAACTGAATACCAACAGGGACACAAATATAACTGTGGAGGAAAGAAACAATGATGTCTCCGTTTCGGAATGACCCGTTCAGCATGGTATATCAAGCATTTCAGAACCTTTATCCTGGAAAAGAGTGCGAGTGCTACTTTGAGCCTGACTTGAAAGCAGACGATGGAGACAAGGCGTATGGTCTCACAAATTTCTGCGATGATGGAGAAATTCAAATTTTAGTAGACCCGAATGTGGACATTGAAAACGCAACAGAAATTTTTGCACACGAACTTGCACATGTAGCCGTTGGATATGACGCTAAACATGGCCCGGAATGGGATGCCGCTTTTGATGCAATTCTCGATGAATACAACCGCATAGGGGATGAACTGTTTGGAAAACAAAAACCCTTATGACCTCACCGATAAAGCCATCGACCTTTTGAATAGGAGGGCGGTCAAGCGGTTTGAGGACGCCAAAGACGAAGCGGCGCTGGCGAAATTTGATGAACTCAATGTGCTGGAAGTCACCCGAACACTGTATCAAGACCTCGCCCATGATAATCAGGAAATCTTTCTTGAACTGGCGCAAGAGCGGTATCAGGAGACCGAACCGCACGGAAAGGAACCACCTGATTTAGCGTGGTTACTGGCATTGCTGGCGGCGTACAACGCTGTGACGAAATACCAGTATTCCCACGAATGGGAGCGCAAGCGTGACCGCACAGCGGAGGCTATTAACTCGACCACCGCAAAGGTCACAGAGTTTCGACGGGGCCTTTCCTACTGGGCGCAGATGACGGAATGGTATGCGGTGGAAGTCACAGACCAATCCACACTGAAAGCATTTCAAGACAGCGGTGTGCGCTATGTGAAATGGAACACCATGAATGACGGGCGTGAGTGCTCCGCTTGTAAGGAACGAGACGGGAAAATTTATCCCATCCGGAGCATACCAAGCAAGCCCCACCCTGGTTGCCGGTGCTGGTATACCCCGGCGGAGAAAAAGTGAATTTAAGCGGCCCAGCCGTTTGAATATGGCCCCAGAGAAGGGGCGGTACAAATCTCCCAACAGCGAGAGAACGCTTAATAACCCAAAAACATAGTGAGAGAACACTTACAAAACCCAAAAGGAGAATTTACATGAAGATTTCCACCGACAGCATCCAGGGCTTCGCGGAAATGAGCGACGCCGACAAGGTTACTGCCCTGCTGGGGCTTGATGTGCCTGACCCGGTTGATCTGAGCGGCTATGTGAAGAAAGAAGTTTTCGATGCCAAGGCTACCGAGGCGGCCAACCTGTCCAAGCAGCTCAAATCCAAGATGACCGATGACGAGGCCGCAAAGGCGCAGGCTGACGCTGACCGCAAGGCGCTGGAGGACAAGTACACCGAACTTCTGCGCAAGTCCACTATTGCCGAGCACACCGCCCGCTATATCGCCATGCCGGGCTATGACGAGAAGCTGGCCCGCGAGACAGCAGAGGCGCTGTTTGACGGCAAGATGGATGTGGTCTTTGCCAATCAGCAGAAAGCCAACGCTGCCTATGAGAAGAAGTTGCGGGCTGATCTGGTGAAGCAGGACCCGAAGCCTGACGGTGCTGGTGGTGGAGAGGGCGGCAAGGATGAGGCCGTGGAGTTTGCCAAGAAACTGGGCAAGCAGCGGGCCGATGCCCTCAAAAATGCAAACGAAGGTTTGAAACATTACTTTTGATTGAAAAGGAGAGAAACAGATGAAGTTTACCAAGACTTCTGTTGGCGGCACCGTTGAGATTCTGGCCGCTGACGATTTTGTGGCGATTCCCATTTGTGTCACAGAAGCCGCTGCTGTCCCTGCCGGTATGCCCATGACCGCTGCAGGCAAGAAGGTGGCCGCTACCTCTTATGCTACCGCTGTTGGTATGCTGCTGTATGATGTGGACCCGACTGAGAATCCCAATGGTGCTCTGCTGGTACAGGGAGTTGTGGACAAGAAAAAGATCGAGGACCATGCAAGTATTACGCTGGACGCCACTTTCGACGTGCCCGGCATTATCCTGCGGGACAACATTGGCGTGAACGAGTAAGGAGGGATACATAATGGATTTGAGAGAAGTTTTTACTCCCGCTGCGATTGCGGCAAACTGGACTGAGGTTGCCTCAAACCAGATTCCCTACCTGGGTGCTACGCTGTTCCCCGCCCGCAAGAAGGCTGGTCTTGACTTGTCCTGGCTGAAAGGCTCCCGTGGGCTGCCTGTCTCTCTGATGCCCTCCGCATTCGACACGAAGGCCACCTTCCGTGATCGGATTGGATTTGAGAAACTGGAGACCGAGATGCCTTTCTTCCGCGAGGGCTATAAAATCAAAGAGAAGGACCGCCAAGAGATGCTGCGGGTACAGGAGTCTAGCGACCCCTATGCTGCCGAGGTGATTGCCCGTGTATTTGACGATACCCGTGACCTTATTGACGGCGCGAACGTTGTTCCTGAGCGCATGATTATGCAGCTGCTGTTCCCTGAGGGTGGCGATGTGGGTATTGCGATCAAGGCAAATGGCGTGAACTATACCTACAAGTATGATACGGACGGCTCCTGGAAGACCTCTAACTACACCGCACTGACTGATACAGCCACTTGGGACAAGCCCTCTACGGCTGATCCCTTTGCGGCATTCAAGACGGTCAAGGACGCTATCCGTTCTAAGACTGGCACTGAACTGACGGTCTCGATTATGAACTCCTATACCTTCAATCTACTTGCTAAAACGGACGCCGTAAAGAACCGCTACTTGACCACCAACGGCCTGTCTCTTGGCTATCTGACCGACGCCGAAGTAAAGGCGGTTGTAGAGTCCACGTCCGGTCTGCGGATTGCAATTTACGACAAGCAGTTCCGGGACGAGGACAAGGTTGCCCATGCATTTGTGCCCAATGGCTATGTTTGTTTGATTCCTGACGGTGCTCTTGGTAGTACTTGGTATGGCACCACTCCCGAGGAGGCAGACCTTCAAGGAGCCTCCGGCGCCGAAGTTTCCATTGTGAATACAGGCGTTGCGATTACCCGTATTCTTCAGGAGCATCCTGTAAATATCAACACCTTTGCGTCTGAAATCGTCCTGCCCTCCTTCGAGCGCATGGACGAGGTGGCGGTGCTCAACGTCCTGGGGGAATAATCGGGTCTGACACTCTAACCATTTTCCCCGGCAGTCAGACCCTATTGGGGAAGCAGGTGTCCGAACTGGTAGGAGATGACCTGAAGGTATATGCTGACGGGTTTGTCACGGGTACATTCCATCATGTGACTGGTTACTCTGAGTTCAGTTCTATCCCTGGAGAAGACAGTGGGTACTATTTCCCGTTTCACCTGACGAAAACTGGAAGCAAGATGACCTTTAAGAAAAATGGGGTTCCAACCAAACAGGGCATCGCATTTGACCCGGACATTATTTTCCGGGTAACAAAGGATGACACCTTTGAAGTCCTTGTGGATGACAGCAGTGTTGTGAAGTTCAATTTTGCTGGGGCCACATTTGAGAGCTAAAAAAGCGGGAGGCAGCATGAAGTTTATTCCAAATTACCGCGTGTGCTATGGCGACCAGTTTTATGAGGCTGGGACTCCGTTCCCCATTAAGGCCGACGACGCGGATATGATGAAGCGGCACGGGACGGTGTTGGATGAACCGACGCCGCCTCCCGCGACTGAACGAAGGGCCGGGAGATCGAGGAGGGGGAATAATGGACAACTTAGCGAGACTGAAACTCCGAACCGAAGAGGTTGACGAAACTGTCCTGCAAGATTGCCTAGAGAGCGCAAAGTCAGCGATTATGGCCCGACGTTACCCTTTTCAAGAGTGGCCGGAGGAACTGGAGCGCCGGTATCTGGATTTGCAGTTCAGGTGTGCGCTTGACCTCTACAACAGAATTGGAGCAGAAGGCCAGCTCGGGCACACAGAAAACTCTATCAGTCGAACTTGGGAGTCCGCTTGGATTTCCGAATCGCTTTTGCAGGAAGTGACGCCGCTGGCCGGGAGGGTGACGTAATGACAGTCCATGTGCTGGGCGAAACATACACCCTGAATTTCATTCCGGAGGAAAACGACGAGGGCCTGAAAGACTGCGACGGCTACTGTGACGAGACCATCAAAACACTGGTGGTAAAGCAGTACAAGCGAGGAGAGCCGGGGAGCAAGAAGGCCCTCGACCTGCAAGAGAAGAAAAACTTCCGGCATGAGATTATTCATGCATTTCTCTACGAAAGTGGCCTTGCGGAAAACTCTGCCTGGGCGCAGGAGGAAGAAATGGTGGACTGGTTCGCCAAGCAGTTTCCTAAGCTGGCGGTAGCGTTTCGGGAGGTGGATGCCCTGTGAGAAGCCTCCTGCGCAACCAGCAGCCAGTATTCTACAAGCTTTACGAGGGCCAAGAGGAAATTGTGGATGAGTGGGGAAACCCTACCGGCAGCTATGTCCCCATTTACAGCGAATTGAAATCCACTATGCTCTGCGTCTCCCCTAACAAGGGGAATTCTGAGGTGGAACAGTTTGGCTCTCTGGAGGATTACGACCGGACGGCTACCACTGCCGACCCGCATTGCCCCATCGATGAGAACTCCGTGCTGTGGGTGGACGGGGCCGATACAGATGGCCCGTATAACTACATCGTAAAGCGGAAAGCCCCGTGGAAAAATTCTACGCAGTACGCCATAAAGAGGGTCACTGTGTCGGAGTACGAAGCAGAAAAGAGCCTGTTCGATCAGAAAGTAAAAGCGGAGGCCGCCTATGCTAACCATCAAACTGAAACTGAATACGGACTCCATCAATCAGGCGTTGAAGGAAGTCAAGGCGTACCAGAAGAAAGTTGAGCAGGCACCGCAAAAGCTGATTGAATACCTGACAGCGCAAGGCGTTGAGATTGCCAAAATGAACGTGTCTGACATGAACGCCTACGATAGCGGGGAGTTGTACAACAGCATCCACGCCGAGCAAAAGTCTGGTGTTGGGTATGTCATAGCGGACGCTGCCCATGCCGCTTTCGTGTGCTTTGGCACCGGCATCGTGGGAAAGAACAATCAACACCCGAATATCGCAATCGCCGGGTGGAAGTATGACGTGAACGACCACGGGGAACTGGGGTGGTGGTACATTGGACGTGATGGGCGGGCGCACTGGACCAAAGGTATGCCGTCCAGACCATATATGTACAACACGGCACAGCAACTCAGACAAATGGTTATCCCAGCGGCAAAGGAGGCGTTGAAGTGATTGACGTGGAGAGCCTGATATTCAGTCAGGTCGCAGAAGCCCTCCGGGTGGCTTTTCCAGGAATATTCGTTAGTGGCGAATATGTAGATACCCCCGCCAAGTTTCCCGCTGTTACTATTGTGGAGAGCGATAATACGATAGTACAGCGAATGCGAACGGCCAACATTGAAAATGCCGCAACGCTGATGTATGAGGTAAATGTTTACACCAACACCGTCGGCTACAAGAAGTCCGAGGCAAAAGACATTATGGAAGCCGTTGATGGCGAATTTTCCAAACTGGGATTTGCGCGGACAATGTGCAATCCTATTTCAAACCTGAGCGACGCCACGATCTACAGAATGGTGGCAAGATACACAGCCACGGTAGACAAGGATTTGTGGGTTTACCGTGCAGACTAATTCAGAAAAGAGGTAATTTACTATGGCAAGTCCCAGACTTTCTACTGCTGGAATGACACTTCAGTATGCCGTTGAGACTTCTGCGGGTACTCGCCCCACTACCGGCTATACCAAAATCCCGGAAGTAAAGTCCATGCCCAGCTTCAATCCCAGCCCCAACACCATTGACTCCACCACCCTGGAGGAGACCGAGTACATGACCTACGTCCAGGGCCTCAAGGACCTGGGCGGCGCTCTGGAGTATGGCGCTAACCTGACCGAGGACCTGATTGATGCGTGGGATACTCTGATGGGTGCTTACGATACAGCCGTTGAGGGCGGAAAGCAGGTGTGGTTTGCGGTGGTTCATCCGCAGCTGGCAGATGCTACTTACTTTGTTGGAACTCCTGCTCCCCTTGGATTGAACGAGGCAAGCGTCGGCTCCATGCTGGAAACCACGCTTTATATCACGCCAAATAGTGCCCCTGTGATGGCGGCAAAACCCACCGAGGGACCCTGATTAACAATCTTGAGGAGGCATACAAATGAGCGAAAAGACCATTGATATTCAGGACATCGTAAAGCCTGCCCGCCTGACTGATGATAAGACCGGGCAAGTTTATGTCCTGGATTTTTCTCGTGAGAGTATTGTATTTGCTGAACGTAACAAATTCAAGCTGGAAGATGCCATTGAGTATCCTGTTACTGGCATGAGGGACCTGTTCTACTATGCGTTCCGCAAGAACCACCGGAATATCTCTAGGGAAAAGACAGACAAGTTGATCGAAAAGTGGGGCGGCGGCATCCCGGAGGAACTGGTGAAGCGGCTCATTCAGCTTTATCAGCAAGCTCTTGCGTCCAACTCTATCGTTGTTGACGAGGACGCCGCAAAAAACTCCGGACTGACTCTGGAGCTGTAAAGGGTCCAGAGTCATTTGAAGAACTGTTCGTGCGTGACTGTTCGTATTATCTCTCTATCGGTATGACATGGGAGCAATACTGGAACGGAGACGTGTGGATGGTGAACATTTATAGGGAGGCTGATAGACGTCGTATGGAGCGAACAAATGCGGAGTCCCATTTGATGGGAATGTACATTTATGAGGCTTTGTGCGACGTCTCCCCCATTCTTCATGCTTTTGCCAAAAATGGTGCAAAACCGATAGAGTATCGAACGGAGCCATATCCTTTGTTTGGGAAAGATAAGCCCAAAGAGAAATCTGAACAGCAGGAAGAGCGGGACGCATTGTTTGCAAAGGCGTATATGAGCCAGATGGTAAGGGCCGGAAAGAGCTGGGGGAAGAAATAGCGTCCCCGTTGCACCTTGAAAACTTCATAGAGATAGCGGAAACCTCGATACGCCAAGAAATAAAACGGCCCTCCGCCTATTCCTAAGCGGAGGGCGATTATTAAATTTCAGAACTTAAAATCTGAGGTTGAGTAATCATCAAACATGATGTTCCCACTTGCATGTATATCTTCTACTACTTCTGGCAATTCATCAAATCTGACCTCAACAAGATTTTCTTGATTTGCTGATATTGAATGGCTTGTGATATGTCCACTATCAACCCCATTTACATGCAAGTCAAAAAATCCAATTGTTAGATTTTGGCCCGTTTTATTGACAACAGAAAAAACTATTGCAGATTTTGGAACATCCAGATTATCAGCGGCATACACCGTTTCATACTCCACTACACCATTATATACTATAGAAATTTTATTGTCACTATACAAAGTATCGCCAATATTTAAGTCTCTTCTCTGACTTAATTCTTCATCTAATTCCTTTTGAGCATCCTGTTTAGTGGAGTCTACATCTTCTTTTGTTATAACAACAAGTTCACTTTTGTCATTCATGGTATCACAAAAAGCTATATCATCTCCGCTTTTGTATTCCTGGATTTGAATAGAAGTTTGGAAATTTTTCTCATCTGATGGACAATTGAAGATAACTGTCCCAAGGCATTTATACACAGATTGATTATTCTCGCAAATAATTTCAATCAATCGATCTACATCAATTGCACATACACTCGGGTCGTCCTGTCTTGCGTTCTCTCCGACAAAAGATATTTCTAAGTTATAGTAGTTACCCGTTTCATTGATTGACTCAATATCGACACGAAAACTTCTATTTTGCAAAAATGCGTTTTTCACATCTTCCGTGCTTGCAATTTCTGGATTGTTAGAATCTGATATATCATGATATTCATGTTCAGTACTCTCGCCACATGACGTTAACCCGATAATCATTAAAAAGGCAAATAGTACAGGAAAAAATTTCTTCATTTTAATCGCCCCCCTCATTATATGATACATCACACAACGGAAGGAAATCAATCAAAATCTTCGCTATCTCTATGAAGTTTGAGGTAGCGGAATTTTATATTTTAGTGCCAAGTGCTTTATTGCCAAGTGCCAATATAGAAAGGTGGTGGCAATATGGCCGTAGATATTGATAGCCTGCAAATTGAAATCGAGGCGACGTCCAGTGATGCAGCAAAGAAGATCGAGGCGCTTACTACTGCATTGACCGGGTTAAAAACCGCGGCTAAAGGAGGGGCGGGGCTTACAACCACCACAAAGCAGTTAAAGGCACTTTCGGAAGCAGCAAAGCTAATCAATGGCGCAAATCTGAATAGTGGGAAAATAAAAGAGTTCACGGCTGCAATGAATAGCTTGGCTGGTATCCAAAAAGCAAGCGGCCTTTCCTCCGCGATCAACGCACTAAAGAAACTTCCTGAGATTAGTGCGTCGCTCGAAAAGACAGACCTTGGTAAATTCGCAAAGCAGATGGAGCAGGTGGCCGCTGCTGTGCGACCGCTAGCGACAGAAATGCAGAAGGTATCCAATGGATTTTCAGCATTTCCGATCAGAATTCAGAGGCTTATTCAGAGCAACGCAAGTCTGACGGCATCAAATAGCAGAGCGGCAAGAAGTTTTGGCGTTCTTGGAACTGGTATCAGTTCTGCGGCAGCTAAATTTAGTATCTATTATTTAGCATTTAAGCGACTTGCCGATGTTATTTCCGGCTGGATAAAGTCGGCTAATGACTACGTTGAGACAGTCAATTTGTTTCAGGTCTCCATGGGTGAGTTTTATGACGAAGCCTATAACTATGCCATGCTGGTCAATGACCGACTTGGCATCGACCCCGAAGAGTGGATGCGTGCGCAAGGCGTGTTCATGTCTATGGCAAACGGTTTTGGGTTAGCACGGCAACAAGCTTATGACCTAAGCGAGGGCTTGACAGAACTGGCCTATGACCTGAGTTCTCTATATAACGAGGACACAGAACAGTCGGTCTTACGTTTGCAGTCTGCTCTTGCTGGCGAAATTGAGCCCATCCGTCGCTTAGGTATCTCAATTAGTCAGGCCACCTTACAGGAATATGCGCTTGCTCATGGCATTGATGAAAGCGTTATGTCTATGACAGAACAGGAAAAGGCATTACTGCGGAGCCTGGTTCTGATGGAGGGGGCCTCCCGGATCGGGGCTATTGGAGATTTCGCAAAAACCTTGGAATCCCCCGCAAATGCTATGAGAGTGCTGCGCCAGCAAATTACTCAGCTTGGTCGAGCGATTGGCACGGTGTTTGTCCCTATCCTCATTCAGGTAATTCCATGGGTTCAAGCATTTGTTGAGATATTGACGGAAGCAATTCAACGGTTTGCTGTTCTGGTCGGATTTGAAATGCCGGAATGGGAGACCAATGATTGGGGAGAAGATATCAAAGAAAATGCTGACTCCGCTGCCGATTCCGTTGGCGATACAACTGACGAATTAAAAAAGCTAAAGCAGCAGCTTTTAGGAATCGATGAACTAAATATCATCGGGGCATCCAACGAAATCAAATTGGATACTGGAGAAGCTGGAAAATGGACCGATGATCTTGAAATCCCGAATATTTGGGACAAAACCGCCCTTGATGCGTTAAAAAAGCAAGTGGACGAAATCAAACCTGTTTTGAAAGACTTGCTTGACAACTATATCATTCCCATCGGTTCTGCACTGCTTGCGTGGAGAATTGCAAGGACGTTGTTTACAGATATCGGCCGCCTTAAGGCTTTGCTAGGCGGGTTGATGTTCACGGTAGGTATTTCTTTGCTGATTGACAGTGTAAAAGACATTCTTTTTGGGGATGGACTAACATGGGAAAACATCCTAAAAGGCGCAGCTGGAGGAGCACTTGCTGGGGCTGGACTTGGCCTACTTTTGGCTAAGAAACTTGGCCTCACTTGGGCTGGTGGAATGCTGCTTGGAGCTGTTGTCGGTCTTGGACTTTCCTTGATGGTCATGTCCATTGCCTCTCAAATCAAAGACGGACTGAACTTTGGGAATGTCCTTTTAGGTGCTATTGGCGGTGCATTGGCTGGAGGAGCGCTTGGCGGATACTTTGCATTCAGAAAAAATCTAAATCCTGCGCAAGGGGTTCTTGGTGGCATAATTGCAGGAATTGGCGTGTCTCTCTTGATTTCGTCTATCACGTCGATTCTTCAAGATGGTCTTAACATTGGAAATGGGATCATGGGCCTCATTGGCGGAGCTTTGGCTGGATTTGGCATCGGCGCAGTCATTGCTGGAGGAGCTGGAGCCGCTTTTGGGCTAGTAATCGGAGTTGGATTATCTCTTGTGATTATGGGAATTACTGCACAAATTAAAGAGGGCGCTGCAACTCTTTCTGGTGGACTGATGACAATACTCGGGTCTGTATTAACTGGTGCGGGAATCGGCTCCGTTGTTCCTGTTATTGGTACTGCCGCTGGTGCCGTTATCGGACTTGGTGTTGGCATTGTTCTCGAAATTGTTGGTATAGAAGCGGCAGCAAATGCGGCGTATGCGGCGTCAGAAGATTTTGCAATCATGGCGGACATTCTTGACCGTTGCACAGAAGCGTCTGAACGCACAGACCAAGCGTTTAATAATATGAAAAATCGTTTAGAAGATTTTGATTCGTCTATTGCTGATTTCCAAGTTGCCAGACAGCTTGCAGACGAAATTTATGCCATTAACGATAATGCAAATGCATCTGCTTATGAATTAGATCAAATGGCGGTAAAAGTTCAAGTCCTGAACGATTTGAACATTGATGGGCTACATTTGGAAATTGATGAAACAACACAACGAGTTAAAGAAAGTAAAGCCGCCGTTGACGAGCTGATTGATTCTTTGGAGCGAGAGGCCAAAATGGAAGCCCTGCGAGAAATGCTTGTTGAGAGTTATAAAGAGCAATATCAGGCAATGCGTGATATGCAACAGGCGGCAAAGGATTATGATGCGGCCGCAGAAGCATTAAATAACACACAAAAAGAACTCAACGAAACAGACATTTTCAGTTGGGGGAAAGCCAGAGAACTTGTCGCTGCAAGAGAGAAAGAAACCGAAGCGGCAAAAGCCGCACAGGAAACATACATGCAATCGGTTCAGCTATACAGTGATCTTCAAAGTGAAACTCAAGGTCTTACAGATTCTATTATTGGGTTAAAGCAAGAAGAATCTGGAGTTGGAGACGCCGGTATTGATGGAATGGAAGATTTGAAAACGGAAATCAATCATTTTAGCCAATCTATTGATATGAGCCAGTTTGAAAATCTAGGAAAGCAAATGGCAGATAACATGTATAAGGGATTCACCAGTTCTGGCCTGCTGCAAGATGCCATCAAAAATCTCGGGAATGGCGCATCGTATAGTTCGGAAAATTCTTCCTCCCGTTCGGCCAACAGCTATTCTGTTCAGGATATCACTGCATACGCCTCCGGCGGCTTCCCCGAGCATGGGCAAATGTTCATTGCCCGTGAGGATGGGCCTGAGCTAGTTGGTCAAATGGGCAACCGAGCAGCGGTGGCGAACAATGACCAAATCGTTGACGGTATCGCTTCTGCTAATACCGGAGTCATCAATGCGGTCATGGCAATCGGTGCAATGATTACTAAGGCAGTCAACGATAAAGATACAACAGTTTCTCTGGATGGCCGTCAGGTGTCGAGGAGCCTGTACAAATACAACCAACAGACGCAGCGAGAAAAGGGCTCTCCCATTACATGAAAGGCAGGATAAAACGTGACATTGACTGTAAACGGAACGGATTTGACGCCTTATATTGCGTTCGGCGGCGTACAGTGGCAAAGGGCTGATGTAGACGGCCCAAATGCCACACGCTCAATCGATGATGCGTTTCTTACGAGAGATCGGATAGCCATAAAATATCGATTGGATATTACTTGCCGCCCATTGACGCTAGAAGAAGCAAGCCTCGTTCTCTCCTCTATTCTGCCCGAGTATGTCACAGTTACATATACAGACCCTATGGAGGGCGGAGATGTAACAAAGCAAATGTATTCAAACAACATCCCCGCCCAATTCCTAATCAAGACCAGAAATGGGAAAGAGTTATGGGGTGGAATCACATTCCCTCTGATTGAAAGGTAAAGAAATGGCAGTTAATCGAATTCTCGTTGGTGATATAGAAATAACGGGGATTTATAATCTGACGTCCGGAAACGTCAATTTAACTACTTCTCTTTTAAACGATGTCCTGGAAATGGACACGCTTGATTGTGACTTTAATAGTCAACTGGATAGTTCCACAATCTTGGCTACCATTGGGGAAAAGGTGGTTTACTACCATGGAGATCAGCAAAGACAAACCCTCTATGTAGATAGTATCAAACGAACTGGGCCTAGTTCCTATCATCTGTATGCGATATCAGCGGTATCCAAGCTAGACACTATGCTCCATCCCGGCGGAATTTACACCGGACAGACCGCAGAATCAATCATAAAGAATATTTGCGGTGAAATCCCCGTTATTGTAAAAAGCAATCTAAAGAATGTTAAGGTGTATGGATGGCTCCCCTATTGTAGCCCACCGAACAGCTCCGCACGAGACAATCTCAATCAAGTCCTGTTTGCTATTGGCGCTTGTCTTACTACCGATTTGAATGGTGTTTTGCGAGTGGAGACGTTTTGGGATGGAACCATATCGACAATAGATACGAAAAAGACGGACATGGCTGGCTCAGTTACAGATAATCAAAAAATTAGCGCGATCTCTGTTATTGAACATCAGTTTGCGGAAGGACAAGAAAGCCAGGAGTTGTTTAATGGCACAGCTCAGAACGGCGATCTAATCATTTTCAATGAGCCGATGCATACCCTGTCTGCTTCCGGATTTTCCGTTTTGGAAAGCGGAGCAAACTACGCAAAAATCTCTGCCGGTACAGGGACGCTTACGGGGCTGAAATATATCCACAACAAGCGAAAAATTGCAAAGGTAATCAATGAAAATGTACCTGAAAATGAAAAAGGCAAAGAAAATGCAACCCTTGTTTCTTTGGTGAATTCAGTTGCAGTTGCTGAACGGTTAGCGAGCTTCTATGCATGTAATAAAACACTTCAAGCTTCGTTTCTGACCGAAAAGGAAAAGCCCGGACAAGTTGTAAAGGTCATGGACCCATACGATCACGAAATCGTTTCTGCTTGTATTGAGTCAATGGATGTAAACATGTCCTCAACGCTGAAAGCGAATGCCGAAATGCGAATTGGATTTATTCCGTCGCAAGTTAATGATTTCAAAACATTTGATGAACGCATCGTGCTCACCGGGTCGGGAACTTACCAAATCCCGGCTGGGACTACTTTGATCCGCTATGTTTTGATTAGCGGGGCCCAGGGAGGACATTGCGGGCAAAAAGGTGGGGATGTTGGCACGTCACCGTCTGTATCCTGGACCAATCCTCCACCATTTGAGAACCAGTTACGCGGCTGCGGACTTGCGAACGGCGGTGCAGGCGGAAACGGCGGTGCTCCGGGCGCGGGGGCCAGAATCCTTGAAGGAACCCTGGATATCTCCGGGATAGACTCTATTGTATACAGCTGCGGCGTAGGTGGCCTGGGTGCTGCCTATGACCCGGATGATCCGGATGGCTCTGCCGGCAGCGACACAGAACTCGGCGCTGCAACCACAGCTGGAGCACAAGCCTCGGAGGATGGATACACAGATCCCATCACCGGGGAAAAATACGGAGGAATCGGTGACCAGGGAATCCCCGGAGGCAAGGGCGCGGGGAAGGCGGCCAAAGTCACAACCATCAACAGTGATACTGTTCAGCTCTTTGACCCCGCTGAAAACGTTACCGACGAGGACGGCAACACTTGGAACGGAGGCTTGACAGAATCCGATACAGATGATCCAGAACGTGTCGCTATGAAGGCACGAGAGAATGACGGCGCTTACATTTGGTATAGTCGAGGTTTAGGTGCAGGTGCAGCTGCTGGTAAAAATGGTAACGGCCCCGGGCCCGATGCATCAGTGTCTGTACGCTCGTCATCAATTAAGGCTACTGCTGCATCTGGTGTAAATGGCGCGACACCAACCCTGACGCCAAAAAAGCCTACCCAATATGGAAAAGGCGGCCGCGGCGGTTATGGCGGCGGCGGTGCCAGCTCAGGAGGGCTTGCCGTCGGCTCCACGGATTCCTCGGATTACACGGTATCAATCACCGCTGGAACCGGGGGAATAGGCGGTAATGGCGGTCCTGGGGGCCCTGGCGGAGATGGCTGTATCATCCTGTACATCAGCCGACGCGTTCCACAGGAACGCGGGCCGCTGGTGACTTCGGATACGAAGTGGTTTTTGGACAAGTATGGCCGAAGATTTATCACTTGAGGAGGTACAAATGGCAACAATTGAAGAACTTACTGCAAAAGTTGCTGAACTCGAACAACAGATGGCAGCAATCACGGCCCCGCCTACCGAGTATTACACCAGTGCTTACAGTGGAGAAGAAATTGATGCGGCTGTCAAAAAAGTGTCTGAAGGATTGGCTGGTGGCGTGACCTCCTTCAACGGCCGGCGTGGCGTGGTGGTGCCCCAGGCCGGGGACTACAACGCCACACAGATCCCGGTGAGTGGGGAGCCGGAGGCGGAGACCGTTGCGGCGGCTTTGGCTAATAAGGCGCCCGGCATCCTGGGCAAGCCAGGACCGGTTTCTGCAGCAGGATGGTACAGGATTGCCGTAATCCATGGCAATACCAGTAGGCCAGACAGTTTTATCGTGAGCGTCGGGCACAACCACGCAGCTAATGGCCCCAGCACTATTTTGGCATCTGTAACAACAACAGGCTATGCACGCCGCATCACAATCCTGGATTCATCGTATAAGTCAGGAACATATCCCATCGACGCTCTAAGGCTGATGTCTTTGTCGGAAAATGAGGTGGCACTTGATATCCACTATGCTATCAACGTGGAAAACTTCATAAATTCCAGCTTTATCTTAGGGTTATCCGACCCATCTCAGCTTGTTCCGCAGGTGCCGACATCTGTCCAGGATGCGCCGCCTGGAGAAACATTAGAAGCTTTGGACGATTGGTTAAATCCCCCCATGCAGTTGGGCGTCGAGTACCGCACCGTGGAGCGATACAACGGAAAGCCTGTGTATGCCAAAGCAATCAATTTCGGTCAGGCACCAAATGCCACATACAAAGAAGTCTCTCATGGGATAGAAGATTTCAGCCAGCTCGTCTCATATACAGGGATGATGGGAGGCGCCAATCTGATCGAAGCCCCTGCGCTTGACAATATTCTGATCAATGCCTCAATTATCCGGATCACGACAAATACGGATGCGTCCGGAAGCTATGTATATCTTGTCTTGCGTTACATAAAAACAACCGATTGAGGAGGGCGCCATGAAGATCATCAAATACCAGCTGGCGACAGAGATCAACCACGGCACCCCTGAGGAGCCGGACATCGAGACGGTGCTCTCCGGTGTTACGATGCCCTACACGGAGGCATCTTACGCCATCGCACAAGCTGAAGCCTATCAAGGGCAGATTACCGTGGAGGATGATGGACAGCCGGAGCCGGGACCGGGAGCCGAGGACATTACTCTTGATATGCTGGCAGACCATGAGGAACGCCTGTGTATGCTGGAACTCACCACAACCACTGTATGACAAGAAAGGAGCAGGACCATGACAACTGTATACAATCTTTGCAAGCTGCTGATTGACCGGGGCCGCACTGACGGCCTTCAGGAGAAGATGGACGTGTATCTCGCCGCCGACAGGCTGACCCCGGAGGAATACAGCGCCCTCAGTAAGATGCTGACTGCGGAGTCGGCAGAGTAAGGAGGTCCCAATGGACGAGAAGTGTATTCTGGACCCGCAAAGGGACTGCCTGGGCCTCCAGAAAGCCAACATGCTGGAAAAGCAGATGTCGGAATGGCGGGAGGCATCCCGCAGCACCCACAAAGAACTCTTTAACCGGATGCGGGAACTGGAAAAGGCGGAGGCCGCCCGGAATGAGCAGTACGACAATATCATGGAGAAGCTGGACCGGCTGATCGCATGGCAGGAGGCCGAGCAGGCCAAGCCGAAAAAGCGGTGGGAAGCTATCGTGGACAAGTCCGTGTGGGCGGTTCTGGCGGCTGTGATTGCGTTTATTTTGGCCCGCATTGGGCTGTAATTTGAAAGGAGCTTACTTATGACTACCAACGAAATTCTGAACAAGTACACCACTGGCGAAATGACCCTGCCTGAGGCGAATGAGGCGATGAGGGAGGCGGAGGCGGGCTTTACCCTGGACCCCAACCGCAATGTCATCACTCAGGAGGAGTTCGTGGCGACCACGGCAGGGGAGACCCCCGACACCGTCAACGGCTATGGCCTGATGGACCACGGAGTAGGCTGCCTGGAGAAGGTTCATGTGGTGAACGGCAAGACCGTGGATGTGAACATGGGCGCCGAGACCGCCTACGTGTACATCGCAGGGAAGAAGTACGAACTGAAGGGCGACACCCTGGTGGAACCGGAGGGCTGAGTATGGACATTTCTTCTCTCGGAATTACAGGCGTGGCGGCTATCACCATCATCTGCCTGCTGATTGGGCAGGGCGTGAAAGCGTCCTCTCTGGACAGCAAGTTCATCCCCATCATTTGCGGTGTCTGCGGTGCTGTGCTGGGTGTGGTAGGTATGTTCCTCATGCCTGACTTCCCGGCCACGGACTACATCACCGCGGCGGCTGTGGGCATTGTGAGCGGCCTGGCTGCTACCGGAGCCAACCAGGTAATCAAGCAGCTGGGAAGTGACAGTAAATGAGCTACACGATAAAGGAGCAGCTGGCGAACTCCGGGAACTATGGCGGTTCCCGGAACGCCAGCCAAATCCGGTATCTAGTGTACCACTACACTGGAAATGACGGGGACAGGGCGGCAAACAACGCAAAGTATTTTCAGAACAACATCGTCAAGGCCAGCGCCCACTACTTTGTCGATGATACTACAGTCTGGCGGTCTGTGCCTGATCTAAAAGTGGCATGGTCCGTTGGCGGCAGCAAGTACGCCAACGCCGATAAGACTGGCGGCGGCACCATGTACGGCGTTATCAGCAACACCAACAGCCTTTCCATTGAGATGTGCGACACCATCCGGAACGGTGTCTATCAGGCCAGCGAGGCCACGCTTTCCAACGCTGCCGCTCTGGGCCGGGCACTGATGGAAAAGTACGGCATCCCCATTGAGAACGTGTACCGTCACTTTGATGTGACTGGGAAACATTGCCCGTCGTACTTGGTGAACGCCCAGAAGTGGGCAGAGTTCAAGAAGAGACTGGAGGTCAAGATCATGGACAATACACCGTCTCCCGCCCACAAGGAGGGCGTGGAATGGGCCATTGCAAACGGCATCCTGACGGGCAACAGCGAGGAGGACCTAATGCTCTCCCAGCCCGTTACCCGGCAGCAGATGTGTACGATGCTGTATCGGTTTTGGAAGCTGATGGGAAGGACGTGAAACTGTGGCAACTGCCCGTGTCAGATTACCGGATAGCCTGGATGGCCTTATGCGCTCCGAGATGGAGACGGCCATCCTGGAAGCTAATCTTGGGAACGACGATACGGACATTGCCCGGCGCTACCTGATCGACCAGGTCCCGCAAATCGACATTGCAGCGGAGTTCGGCTGGGAGCGGTCTACCATCTCTCACCGAGTCAAACGGATTCTCCACAAAGTTGAAAGCACAGCTCAAAAACTACATTTCACATAATTTCACCTAAACCCCGCTTGGGCACCACCCAGGCGGGGCCTTTTTTTGCGAAAATATCATCAGAAGGACGTAAGGAACAAGGGCTGGTACACGTCGCCGCCCTCCTTGCGGCCTCCTGATTTCTTACATAAGGACGTGTTTTAAGTTGATTCTGAATGGTTCAGAACTGGTGGCCCGGCTGGTGGCCTGCGGCTTTACGGAGTCCACAGCAAGAGACACCTGCGAGAAGTATGCGGCGGAGGGAGACTTCTCCGGATTGGAACGGTTTATCCGACAGAACGAGCTTTTGTACGATGACAGGAAACAGTACGTTTGAATATTACAACGCCAATAGAGACGGAAAGAACGTAGGCGATTGCACCGTCAGGGCAATTTCCGTTGCCCTAGATCAGGATTGGGACACCACCTATTGGGGACTATGCTGGGAGGGCTACCTTGCCGCAGATATGCCGTCAGGAAATCCGGTTTGGGGCAAATATCTCCGCCGTAAAGGCTGGCGGCGCTATCTGCCGGAGTACGAGGATATGACTGTACAGGAGTTCGCTCATGAGCATCCCTATGGCGTCTATCTGCTGGCATTGGACACTCATATTGTCTGCGTCTTTGACGGGCGCATCGTAGATACTTGGAACAGCGGCGGAAAGACCGTGCTGTATTACTGGATGGAGGATTGAGTATGCCGTATCAATATATGCCCGGCTATCAGCCGTATTATCAGCCGCCCATGGCGGACCAGCTTGCACAGCTTCGTGGGGCGCAGTATCAGCCCATGCCCCAGCAGATGCCGCAGGTACAGCCCCAGCAGGCGCAGGTCAGCGGGCAAAGCATGGTGTGGGTAAACAGTGAGCAGGAGGCTATGGGCTATCTGGTGGCCCCCAATTCCGCTGTGGCCCTGTGGGACAGCAACGCCCCCACCATCTATCTCAAGCAGGCGGATGCCAGTGGAAAACCATCTATCAAGGTCTATGACTTGGTGGAGAGAAATGCCCCCACGACGGCCCCTGCTGCCCCGCAGGCGGCTCCCGTGGAGTATGCTACCAAGCAGGACTTGGAGGCCCTTGCGGCCCGTGTGGAGGCGTTGAGCGCCAAAGAAAAGCCCGCCCGCAAAGCGGCAGCAAAGGAGGATGCGGAATGAACCCCTTTTTCCAGGCGATGGGCGGCAACAGACAGCCCAACATGATGCAGCAGTTTCAGCAGTTCATGAATCAAATGAAAGGCAAGGACCCCAACGCCATGATACAAGAGATGGTATCCTCTGGACGCATTTCCCAAGATCAGCTTAACCAGGTCCAAAAGCAGGCCCAGCAGATGTCAGGTGTGTTTGAAGGGATGCGGGGAATGTTTGGGAAATAAAAAGCAGGGGCATTAAACCCCTGCATATCTCCAAGCATATCCGTGTGTTTGAGAAAACAACCCTTTACAACATTTTCCGATTTTGGTTGCTAAGCACCCAGTTTCTCGTGCAGCTTCTTCTATACTCCCATACGTTGCAAGGACTTTCCCGGTCAATAAGTCTATTTGTTGAACAGAAATAGAGGACGCATTTTGAAACCCGGATTTTCCAAGCCACGGTTTAGACCCTTTATTTATCCCGATTTTATATGCGTGTTGATTGTTTTCTGATGGAGTGCACCACTCCAAATTATCAACACAGTTATTAGTTTTATCTCCATTGATATGGTTTACCTGTGTCTTATCCTTCGGGTTTTCTAAAAAGGCAGATGCAACCAGCCTGTGGACCTGAAAATATTTAGATTTCTTATCTTTATATAAACTAACACGTAAATACCTTCCGTCGGCACAAACCGGAGATAAAATTTTTACTCTATCGTGCATTTTGGTGGACTGTAAACTTTTGACCCGTCCCATGTTGCTTACTTGATATAGCCCTTCATAACCGGCAATATCTTTCCAAATTTCGTTCATAGCACTTACCCTTTCATGCTCCCTGAATTTTAGATTGCGTGGAAACCGTCAGGGTAACGGCTTATCGGGAGCGACCCTATCCACGCATAACAATTATATCAAAAAATCAGCAAAAAGTATATAGATGCGGCCGCATTTATAAATATTTTCACAAAGGAGAAAGTTATATGTCTCTTAGTAATGATGCAACTCTGACTATGCCGGTAGCTCCTGCGTATTCTGCTGGCGGTTATGGTAGCAATGGCTCCATGTGGGGTGGAGACTGGTCTGCCTGGATTATTTTGTTCCTCATTTGGGGTGCTTTTGGTGGCGGCTGGGGTAATGGTTTCGGCGGTAGTTTCGGTGGGGCGAACGGCCCTGGTTTCCAGGGGTATGCCACACGCTCTGATATCAACGAGGGCTTCGCCCTGAACAACCTCCAGAGCGGCATCAACTCCATCCAGAATGGAATCTGTGACAGCACCTATACCCTGACCAACGCCATCAACAACGGCTTCCATGGCGTGGATACCGCTGTGTGCAACCTGGGCTATCAGACGCAGGCGGGCTTTAACGCCATCGGCGCCCAGCTGGCGCAGTGCTGCTGCGATACCCAGCGGAGCATTGACGGCGTCCGGTACGACATGGCTACCCAGGCTTGCGATACCCGCAACACCATCCAGACCAGCACCCGGGATATCATCGACAACGCCAACGCCAACAGCCGCGCAATCCTGGACTTCCTGACCCAGGACAAGATTGCTACTCTGACGGCTGAAAACCAGAGCCTGAAGTTCCAGGCTTCCCAGGCGGCTCAGAACGCTTTCTTCACCGCCAATCAGGAGGCGCAGACTGCCGAGCTGATCCGCCGCATCAATCCCATGCCGGTCCCGGCCTATCAGGTGCCCAATCCTTATGCCGGATGTGGCTGCAATCCCTGCGGCTGCGGCTGCTAAAACCCAATACACCAACTTGTAAGAAAGGCTTACATGTTCGGCCCCGTGCCGATTTTGAACCATGCGGCGGGGCAACAGCCTCGCCGCTATCTTTTTGAAAGGAATGAAGTTTATGGCTGAATACAGCAACAGCGCAATCGTAACCGTTGCCGCTGGTCAGAACGTGCCTTTTACTGAGGAGGCCAACACGGGCAAGCCCTGCATTGTGCATCGGGAAGGCGCTGGACTTGTGACTCTTCGCGGGCTAACGAACCAGTGCCGGGCAAAATTCAAAGTCTCCTTTGGAGCGAATATTGCTATCCCCACCGGTGGGACCGTGGAGGCCATCACGGCAGCGATCTCCATCAATGGTGAGGCGCTGAACGCTTCCACCGCTACCGTCACCCCGGTTGCCGCAGAGGATTTCTTCAATATTTATGTTTCCGCTGTGGTTGATGTCCCTCGTGGCTGCTGTGTTACCGTAGCCGCCCGAAATACCAGCACCCAGCCTATCCTCGTTGCCAACAGTAATTTTATTGTTGAGCGTGTGGCTTGAAAGGAGAGTCAAGAATGTATATGCATGAACTGAAAGAAAAGCTCTGCGAAGAGTTGGAGGAGATCGCCCGCAAGCCGGAGATGTCTGCCGGGGACCTGGAGGCCGCCCACAAGCTGACCGACACCATCAAGAACATCGACAAGATCGAGATGCTGGAAGAGGACGATGGGTACAGCCGGGCCGGGAACTGGGAGGCCGATATGCGCGGTACTTATGCCCGCGGCTCCAGCTACCGTGGCCGGAAGCGGGATTCCATGGGACGTTATAGCCGGGATGGAAGATATTCTCGACACGCATCTCCTGACATGATGGATAAGCTACAGACGATGATGGATAATGCCTCAACTGAACGTGAGCGTGACGCCATCCGGCGTCTGATGAACGAGATGGAGATGGAGTAAGGGGGTGGCCCTATGGGCGAAACTGAAGCTCGTGGTTGGCTACTGCTAAAAATTGCCGAGTGTATGGGCGAGGAACCATCTGACCGTATGGCTGACAGACTGGCAACATATAACGGAGCCTATCAGGCGATTTGCCAGTGGGAGGGCCAGCGCCCAAGAACTAGCAATTTGCAATCTAATAAATCGTTCACTCTAGCTGACGCAGAGGACTGGACATCTCGTATGGTAAACGCCGACGGAACAAAAGGGCCGCACTGGACTCTGGAGCAGGTTAAACAGATCATGGCCCAAAGAAACATACCCGGAGACCCGGCGCAATTTTGGGCTGCAATAAATATGATCTATTCTGACTACTGCAAGGCCATCCAAAAAACATCAGCGAATACCCTGGACTTCTATGTTTCGATCACCAGGGCATTTCTGGATGACGAGGACGCCAACCCCGACAAACTCAAACTCTACTATGACCATATCGTCAAGCATTAAAATGACCCCGCTCTCAATTGAGAGCGGGGATTTTATATATGCAAGTCAACTATATGCAAAAATTATACTTTCAAAAAAGCGAGGAGCAGGTATGGGGCATTATGGGTGACTTGATGGACACGCTACAAGTTGCTAATCTGAGAATATATAATGGAGTAATTCGAAAGATTAGAGGATTGCGATGTTACTTACATGTTACTAACAAACCCAAAATCTTGTGGACAAAAAGAAACCCTAAAACCTTTGCGGCTCTAGGGCTTTCTTTGGTGGAGACTACTGGACTCGAACCAGTGACCTCCTGCGTGTGAAATATAGTATTATACTTTCTCAAAACATTGTAGAATGGTTAAACCGAGTAATTTCAAGGAAAATCGAAACTTAAATCGAGGAAAATTTTTAAAAACTTTTTTCGGTTACTAACAAATTTCTAACAATTTTCGACTGCCTGTATCAATTCATCTGCGTCTGTATGCACATAGATATTTGCTGTGGTACTGTAATCCGCATGGCCCAGGATTTTTTGCAAGGTCTCCGGAGCCATTCCCTGTTTTCTTGCCCAGCTGGCGTAAGTGTGCCGAGTGCAATGCGGGTTTTTCTGCGGAATGCCCAGTTTCTTCAACAGAGGGTAGTAATCCCGTTTTCGGTAGTTTTCCGGGCGGTGCTGTCCGGTATATCCAGACAGGAGCAGCGGTCCGTCTGCCTGCTGAGCGAAGTACGCAAAGCATCTACGCCCCTCGGGCCGAATGGGGATGATGCGGTTTCTCCCCGCCTCTGTTTTTTCTCCACCTACGACATAGGTGCCGTGGTAGTCCGCAAGAGGAAGTAAGAACAATTCTCCAATACGCATACCTGTATAAATCAGCATGAGAACGATTTTCGCCGTTTCGCTGTTATCAGCTTCCAGTTTTGCGATTTCTTGATCTGTAAAGATGTCTTTTTCCTTTTTGACGTTTTCCGGGAGCCGGACGAATTTGGCAAAGTTGGTGGTGCAGATTTCCTCCCGGATAGCCCATTGGGACATCTGCGTAATCAGTTGCTTGTACTTTGACACGGTGGAGTGCGACTTTTTCATGTGTGGGTCTAGGGCCGACTGAAAATCTGCTGTGCGCAGGTCCCGGAACTTCTTCTCGTGGAGCGGGGCGAACACAGCAAAGGCCCGGTTATATCCCTCAACGCCCTTTTCACCGATTTCCTGATAATGCTCCGCTTTCCATATCTCGAATACCTCAGCAAATGTCATGTTGTACCGCTCCGACAAGTCCCGACCAGACAGTTTTTCCAGAGCTTCTATAGCGTCTGTCTTACGCTCATAGTATCCGATGATTACTTTATTCTTGGCGGCTACCCATGGGCGGCGCCGACGGCCGGACAGCTTATAGACTGTTCCGGTGCCATTGGCCCGTTTCAGGGCTTTTCGTGGGGGAGTGCCAGTCTGTTTCTTTCCGCAGGTAGGACAGTATGCTGCCCCTTCAGGCAACTCCGCTTTGCAACGTATGCAGTTCAAAAAAGACACCTCCCCCTTATAAGTACGCCGCCAGGAGAGACCTGACGGCGTTTTTTATTGGGCTTTCTTGAGATCGTTAATCTGGTTAGTGTGCATACGGATAATATCCTTGAGGAAAGCGATTTCTTCTTTCATGCTGTCAATCTCGTCTCTGGTAATTAACTTCTTGTTGATAGAGGAGATGTTTTCAGCCATAGCCTGCATATTTGGACGGATTTCATTTTCAAGCGTCAGATTGATTTTGGAAATTTCCTGCGATACGGTGTCTAACTTTTTTCCCTGCGCTTCCAGTAATTCTAAAATCTTTTCTTCGTTCGTCATGGAAAAGCTCCTTTATTGCGCTTTCTTCAACTCATTGATCTGCTGAGTATGTAACTCCACCGCTTTTTCCAGATCGTCCACCCGGTCCTCCAAGATGTCTATGGCCTCTTTAGGGACAGGATTGATCTGCTCACTGAGGGCTTGGAATTTGGGGTCAAAGTAGGCTTCCATGAGTACCATAGTTTCGCTGATGATTTCTTTTTTCTGCTGGGCCATTTTAGAGTCCATTAACTGGGCAATAGCCTGTAAGTCTTTTTCATCTAACATTTTGCGGTCTCCTTATCAAAAAAGGATGTCTTTTTCTTTTTTCAATTCTCCAATTTTATACATAGTACGGATTTGGCTTCATTAAAATTGCAATCAAATCAATAATGCACCCGATCAATAATAAGCCACCAGTAAAGATATAAATGACGCCCATTAATATTTTCCCTTCATAGAATTTATGAGCGCCAAAAACTCCAAGGAAAAGGCAGAGGACGAAAGCTACCCATTTGTTTTTTTCTTTCCCTCTGTTCTCCATTTTGACATCAACGGTATTTGTGTTGGTGTTTGTATTATTTATTACAACGGGTTGCTGATTTGCTTTCAAATCTTCAACTTGCTTTCCGCAAATCGGGCATACGATGCAATCTTTATCTATCTGTTGGCCGCAATGCTTACAAAACTTTTTCCCAGGTTGTAAAATCTCATTTTCCATTTTATCCCCTCCGTATTCAACTATTTTCCAATCCATTCAGGGTCAACAACACCCAACACTTTTCCTAGACCCTGAACGTTATCACTCATTGGAACGGGTTCAATAGACGGGTTTAGTGAAATCAGGCAGTCTTTTCCGCGCTTTTTCACATGCGGTTTCCCATCAATTAGGAAAAGTCCGATTTCTCCTTCAAACACATCTGGCTGTTTCTGTATCATCAGACGGTCCCCATCTTTATAAGGGGGAACCAAATCAGGCCCGATATGGAATAAAAAATCTACTCTTGCTGTTTCTTTGCACATCTTTATTTTGGTTGGGCGGGACGGTGATGCAAAATATTCTTCTCTTGTCATTTAAATATCCCTCTTTCAGTATTAGACCACAAGATGTAGGTCAACACCAAAATATGGAAAAATATATTGGCGTTTTTCTCTAATTGATTATAAGAATAAGAGATGCTATACTAACAGTCACTAAAACAAATGTTCGATATTGGGAGAATACAAAATGACTGCATGGGATGTCTTACTCAAATGTGGAATTTGTGAATTGCCAGTTGATTTGAGAAAGGTTTGCAAAGGACTTGGAATTGGCCTTTTTTCATACAGTCAGGGGTATTCTATTATCCAAAAACTTGGGTTAGTTCATCATACCATTGGAGCCGATGGCTTTTTGTTCCAAACAGATGGCGTATCAATTGCCTTTTATAACCAACAACAACCGTTAACACGACGGAATTTCACGATTGCACATGAAATCGGGCACTTTGCTCTGGGCCATGCGTGCATAGAAGGCGCAGTCAGGCGCGAACCAGGAAACAAAAACGATCCCGAAGAAAAGGAGGCAAATCTTTTCAGTTCTATGTTATTGGCGCCTACTTGCGTCTTGCGCGGGATGAAGGTTGATAGTGCCTATTCTATTGAGAATTTATGTGCAATCAGTTATCAGGCAGCAAATATTAGTTGGGATAAGCTACAACGGCTTTGCGCCCTAGATGATACATACATGGCCGAACGTGGATATTCTTACTTTTTTAGATCGTCAACCGAATGGAAAGTCTACAAGCAGTTTGAGCCATTTATTAAAAATCATCTAGCGAACCATCAAATATCTCTTCGTCGTTGACAAATGGCATAACATCAATGACTTTTCTGATTGCATCCATTTGATCTTTTGTATAAGTCCGTTTAATTTTCTTTCCATCTCGCCCAATAATAATGGCTTCTTCGAGCTCGTCTCCAGATGTGGAGGCGGGCTTTCTTTTTTTCTCTCCAGTAATAGTTTCGATAGAAACTTTTAATGCTCTCGCTACAAGTTCCAAATCTTGTTTTGGCGGGTATTTTTTTGCGTATTTCCACTTCCCTATTCTTCCATTAGACCAAGCAAGATTTTTTTCAATATCAGTTAAAGAAGTATTCTTTCTCTTTGCGAGTTCACGAATTTTTTCAACAATCTCTTCGTTCGTGTACATTTTACACCTCAAAGCAACTAGAAAAATAACTAGAAAAATATCTTGACAGATAGAAATTTTTCTAGTATTATAAGAGGTACAGAGGGCACAAAAAACCTAGCCCTCCATTAACTAGGGCTTTTGAAATAGCTATTTATCCTGACAAAACAATAATAGACTATTTTCTAAAGTTCGTCAAGTTTTTTCTAGTAAATAGGGGGGTGAAAAAGTGCTTTTTGATAATGTGAAGCGCCTTTGCAGCGAGAGGGGAGTGAGCGTTTGGGCATTAGAGACCGCTACCGAGATCGGAAATGGAACAATTGGAAAATGGAGGACCTCTTCTCCACGTCTAGAGACCATCAAGAAAGTAGCGGATTACTTCGGCGTAACTGTAGACGAGCTTCTTTCAGATCAGAATGAGGGGTGAGGAAGGGGGAAGGAACGGTGAAATTTGACAGGCAGACATGGGATAACCGCGGACAAGGAAAGTTTCTCAAGGGTTATCGTATTTGTGTCCGACAGTATAACCAGGGGAGGAACGCAAATTTCTACTTAGAGGCATGGGGAGACAGCCTCCATGGGAAACCTGCTCCATCTGTTGGCCGAACAATCTCGGGAAAGGGACCGCAGGCCAGAGACCGCGCAATTTCTGAGGCACTCATGCTAGCCTCGACCGGCCTCTATACAGAATAAAAACGCCCCCGCCAGTGCCGGAAACACTGACGAGGGCTGCGGAGACCTATTGAACCAGCCAACAGGCCCGCGAGGTTATTATACACGCCTCCGGGTCAAATGACAAGGAGGTTTTTATGAACGAAAAAGACAGCATCAAAGACTTGGAAGCCCAGGCACGCAACACGAAGCATCTGATGGACAGGCTCAACCGGGCCGCCTATGGCATGACCTTTGACGAGGCAATCCGGCTGGGTAAAGAAAATCCCCCGCCGTGCTGCGAACACGACGAGGGCAAGAATTGAGCAACCACGAACAATCCCTTTGGATACAGTATATCGCCTCCAGAGGGAGAAATCAAGGAGGTTTTTATGATTGAAGCATTGACTGCGGCCGAAGCAACAGAAGTCCTTCGCAATGTGGGGCTGCGTATTACTCCGGAGACTATCCGGGATGGCATCCAAAAGAAAGTCTTCCCGTTCGGGGACTGCGTAATGGCCGAGGACGGCAAGAAAGTCAAATGGTGCTATATCTATAAGGCTTTGCTAGATCGCTGGATCGCCGAAAGAACGGTGAGCGCATGAGCATTGAAATGGGTATAGTGGCGGCAATCATTATCATTGGAACGGCCAAGGTTGCTGGATGGTTCATGCGCTTCCTTTCCTGGATGGAGGGAGAGCGGTGAAAGTCGGAGACGTACTGTACATGACGCCCACACTGGACACCAGCGCATTCATGAAAGAAAAGAACGGCCCTAGACGGTGTTGGGTGGTCTCCATCAACAAGCGGCACCATCATTTCACCGTGGAGTTCGATTTCCCCGAAGGCAGCTTCCGGGAGACTTACAAGGAGGAATAACGCATGGACAAACAAGAGTTGAAAAATATTTTGGACAAGCACCTTAAATGGATACGAGGCGAAAATGGCGGAAAACGGGCCGACCTGTTCGGGGCCAACCTGTCCAGGGCCAACCTGTCCGGGGCCAACCTGTCCAGGGCCAACCTGTCCGGGGCCAACCTGTCCGGGGCCAACCTGTCCGGGGCCAACCTGTTCGGGGCCAACCTGTTCGGGGCCAACCTGTCCAGGGCCAACCTGTCCGGGGCCAACCTGTCCAG